TGTAAGCGATATGCAAATGATCGAAACAGTTCGTAAAACAATTCGGATTGTAAACAAACAAGCCCGGCTAGTGTCCAAATGGTCACAGGAACCCGCAAAGTTGTTTAGAGTTTGTTTGAAAGCTCGCGTACCTAGCACTAATCCTGCTTACGCGAAATACAAGAACCAGTACATCAAATCGTTTCATATGATTGATGCACAAACAATCGACGTATACGTACAACGTCGTTAATGTTAGTAAAATAACAGTGTACATTAAATCGTTAGTGTGGTATAATTAGTCCATACACTGAAGATCATCGAATCTTCTTTAAGTTTCTTTAACAATTTAGGTTTCTTGTATCTTTCTAAGTCATCGGTCGAATACGGTGCATAAGATATTCAAAAGTCGACACATCGTGATGATGCTCGCAATTATACTGCTATCGTCTATCGGTTAGGACACCAGGTTTTCATCCTGGTAAGCGGGGTTCGACTCCCCGTAGCAGTACCATATTAAAGCACACTACTTGCCCGACTGCAAATGTCGTGGTAAACTACTAAAGAAACAGGTTCGAATCCTGGGGACTGGTAGTGTTCTTCAATATGTTAAATTTAGGTGCGTTCATATAATGGTCATTATCGCGGATTGTCTATCCGTAGACGGGAGTTCGATTCTCCCACGCATCGCCAAGTTTTTGGGGGATTCATATACTGGGTATTATGCCTGCCTTGCACGTAGGTCAAAAGAGTTCGATTCTCTTATCCTCCACCAGTTTTTCGCGGGGTTCGTATAGTGGTAATACCTTAGCCTTCCAAGCTAAAGCGAGGAGTTCGATTCTCCTACCCCGCTCCAAGTTATCTGTGTGTAATGTCAGTCTGGTCAGACGGCCTGGTTTGGAACTAGGAGGCCGCAGGTTCGAATCCTGCCACACAGACCAAGAAACTCTCCCTTGCATGCGGAGTATAATGAGATAAGTAGTATGCAAACAAATTTAGCCCTTGTGACGGAATTGGTATACGTACTGGTCTTAGAAACCAGGTTCTGGGAGTTCAAGTCTCCCCGAGGGCACCAAACAAAGGAAAGTAATGCAGCGGGGTTGGTCCTGCGACCAGCCTTGAAAACTGGGTTCTCAGAAATGGGATGGGGTTCGACTCCTCTGCTTTCCGCCAGATATATCGACGTAGCTCATCAGGTAGAGCACCGGACTGAAAATTCGGGTGTGGTTGGTTCGAGTCCAACCGTCGGTACCAATCAATAGCCTTATAGCTCAGAGGAAGAGCAATCGCTTGATAAGCGATAGGTCGACATTTCAAAATTGTCTAAGGCTACCAATTTTAGGATCAGTTCAGCAAAAACTTAAAACTTTCTCTTATTCAGAAACTAAAAGTTGATCCTGTTTTATTTGGAGTAGAAGCATCAATGGTGATGCAGTGGACTGTAAATCCGCCGCCTTCGGGCACGCCTGGTTCGATCCCAGGATACTCCACCAATTTTATTCCCTAGTAGCTCAGAGGTAGTAGCAAACGACTGTTAATCGTTAGGTCACACGTTCGATCCGTGTCTGGGGAGCCAATTTAACCACTGTAGACTTGGTTGTCCGAGTTTGCGCAGCTCGAGGAGACGGTTCGATTCCGTTCATGGACTTAGCGGGTTCGATTCCCGCACAGTGGGCCAGTTTTGTAAGTGTAGATGTTGAGAAAGCATGGCGTCGAAAACCATGCGAATGAGTCCCACCGCAACGTGGCTAAACTAGTAAGCTCTGTTATCAACTGTTACTGCGTACCTCTAACCCTAACGTACACTGGGCGAAATGGTTCCGAATGAGTGAGGCGGAACTACTTACAGATTCAATATGGGGAAGAAACTTTGACGGTGAAGTCCTGCCTCTTAAGCAGAGAGAACCGAGTTCGAATCTCGGCATCCCCACCAAGAATTAGTCGGATTAATTACCCGAGATAGTAGATAGTAGACGGTGTTGGCACCACCATCGTCTTTGCAGTGATACTGCGTCAGGGAGCCCGAAAGGGTAACTTGAGAAACACTGGGGTAAGAGTCCCAAGTTTGTGTCAGCAATTTTTAGGATACATTCAGCAAAATTAAAAATTTCACTGTAAATGAAAAACAAACGTATCCTGTTGAACATGCGCCGTTAGTTATAATGGAGAATATACGAGGCTACGAACTTCGGGATGGTGGTTCGATTCCATCACGGCGCACCAAATAGATTGTACATTATAACTTTTGTATGATATAATTACTTTATAACACATAGGATATATTATGCTTAAACCTTCGAAAACATTTAGAATCTGGAAAGAAACGAAACGTGCTATGGCAACTATCGTCGATCCAGTTCAGCGTAACATTTATAAGAATGCAATGATTCAGGCTCAGTTAACCTCTGAGTTGCCTCCAGTTCGCGATAAGAGCGACAAGAAGTAAAGATTTTAGGATGCGTCCAGCAAGCAAAAAAATTCAACTTGTAATTGAAAAATAAGCATCCTGTTGTATATCGCGGAGTAGGGGAGTCTAGTCGTCCCCGCCAGTCTCATAAGCTGGAGATCGCAGGTGCGAATCCTGCCTCCGCAACCAGTTTAGGATAGTTTCTGCACAAAATACAGAACACCAACTTTTACTTGACATGTTCGTCAACACTATCCTGTTGTATTTGCCCTTATAGCTCATTTGGTAGAGCAACCGCCTTGTAAGCGGTAGGTGGTCAGTTCGAAACCGACTGAGGGCACCATATTAAAGCACATTCGATATGCTCACAGCATATAGAGACATATGAAACGTGAGTGTGCTCCAATATGGTCAGTACTATCGACGGATAGTATCCATAATCGGGAGTCATGACCCGATGAACTCGTAGTCTTCTAATGGTTAGGATGCTCTTACTGGGTGATACAGGTTCGAATCCTGTCTACAATGAGTTCGCAAGTTTAAAAAGGTTTAGGATCAGTTCCGCAAACCCAACTCTTTAATTGTAAGCAATTTAGTATGCCTCTTGAGTTATACTAGATTTTTTATACTTGAAATGTAAACTGATCCTGCCTGGTTCCATAGCACAGCGGTAGTGCACCTCCTTCATACGGAGATGGTCGTTAGTTCGATTCTAACTGGAACCACCAATAGTTTTAATATATAGTTTTATTCGGAATGTAGCGCAGCCTGGTAGCGCACCTCGTTTGGGACGAGGGGGTCCAAGGTTCGAATCCTTGTATTCCGACCATTTTTAATCGCTCTTTTAGTATAAAGGCATTACAATACATTGGTAATGTATAGACGCTGGATCGTTACCAGCAAGGAGCACCAAGGAGTAACTATGAGTGATGGCGGTAAAGGGTCTAAGCCAAGACCATTTAGTGTAAGTGATATTGAATACGCAGACCGATGGGAAGCGATATTCCACAAAGACAAGAAACCTGAATTGAGAGAAGTGGTTGAACATAGTAGTCACAAGATGTTGACTGCGGAAAATCACCTTCAAGCTCTAGCCGATGAGAATCAACGACTAGGTTTGTACGATTAACATGGCTCAGTCCTCTACGTAAGTACGATTGAGTTCTCTGCGGGTGTGATGAAATTGGTAGTACATAGGAGACTTAAAATCTCCCGCCGCAAGGCGTGCCGGTTCGAGTCCGGCCACCCGCACCAAATTTAGGATCAGTTCAGCAAACTTATATTTCAACCAGCGTTTTGTGGGTTCGAGTCCCACCTTCTAAGTAATTGGAAGTAGTCAAATTGGTAAAGACAGCCGGCAATAAAAGTTGATCCTGTTAGATATATCTCGATAGTGTAATTGGCAACACTCTGATCTCCAAAATCAGCATTCTAGGTTCGAGTCCTAGTCGGGGTGCCAAATAAGTCCTGGACACGCGGACTCTAAAACGAAGTGGATGTAAGTGGAATCCTTACACCTGCGTGCTTAGTTTAATGGTAAAATGTTACGTTGCCAACGTTACGTCAGGAGTTCGATTCTCCTAGCCCGCACCAAAATATATTTTCAAAAGTCTTGTCATGAGACTTTTGTTTTATATAAATAAATCTATCAAGGGAACTTGATGACGCTTACAGTGGCGAATCACTGTGGCAATGGTATGAACCTACGAATATAGCTCAAAGCTTGATCACAATCTGGCTTTGAATTGTAATTGTTAGTCTATACCTCTAGTAAAAACTGAGCAAACGCTGTTCCAGCTACGCTCACATTTAGAGGAAATCAAAAATGGCTGATATGTTAACAACTGATCCGTTCTTCGCGCTTACATCACAAATCGGTGGAGTTCGTGAAAAGGTATCTGACTCTGTCTTTGAAAACTACAAACTTCAAGTAGCACAAACAAACGACATCAACAACCGCGCAATGCAGGTTGCTCTACACGATGCAAGCGAGCTATCTTCAATCAAGCAAGAAGTGTCAAACGGAACTCTACAGGCTATGCTTGCAGCTTCACGTACTGATGCTGCTATTGGTGCAACTGCTTCTGCAACGCAACGTACAATCTTCGAACAAGGCGAACTAACTCGTCGTTTAGTACAAGACTTGAATACCCAAAACCTAAACACCGCACTTATCAATACCAACACCGCACTTTCCGGTCTTGGTGGTCAGTACGCTGGTCTTGGTCTTGCCTACGGCGGTGCTGTAGCTGCTTATCAAAGTGCTAATACTGTATCTTCAGTTAACGCATTAAATAGCGCTCTAGCTAGCAATGGCATGATCAACACTGGTACCCTAAGCGGCGTGTCACAAGCTGCTACTCCAACTACAATCCGTTAATCGGAACTTGGTATGTTTGGACGTAACTGGGGTTACGGAGGCTATTATCCAAGAAGTTATCTAGCAGCTGGCATAGGGTTTCCCTATGGTGCTCTGCTTGGATACCCTTATTTTGGATACGGCTATCCAGGTTATGGGTATGGCTACGGAGGCTACCGCACTTCGTACCTACCTTATTACTAAAATGTAAATTAAACGGGCTGGCTCACGAGGCTGGCCCGTTTTCGTTTCAAGGAGAATGTTATGATCGGATACCTATATCCATTTTATAGAAGTTATGTGCCTGCACCGTACCCAGTCTGGGGTTATGGTGGATACCCAATTGGAAACTTCGGCACAAATATCGTTGGTAGTGCAATCGCTAACAACAGTCTAATTAATACTGGCACAGCCGTTGGAGTCATCCAAACTGCCACGCCAACCGTCATCGGATAAATCATGTACAAGAAAATCACGCATCACATAGTCGAGGAACACTTCGACCACCCAGCAACACTTCCAAATGGAATGCTGACCGCCATGAATGGAGCACCAATGCAAGCTCCGGTTGGATCCACCGCGCCAACTGAGGCGAGCTTTACTGCAACGTCTGGCGATCTACCACAGTACGTCATGACTGAGATGACGATGTTGTTCAGAATGGATGCGAGAACAGCTTGGTCCAAGTGGGTGTTCAGTCTCATGAACTACGCAGTTAGTTTGAATGGTGATCTACCCGGCACCGATCAAGTAAAGGGCCGTGTGCACAAGACCGCAATAGCGCTTGGCGAATTCATCATCCCATATTATGGATTGACCGCTGCAAATTCGTTGTCGACTGCGTTAATCGCGATCAATGACATTGGTATGCACTATGTTGAGGCTATGAAAGCTAAGAAATCACCTGAAGAGTTGGCAAAGATTGCAGCTGGATGGGATCCATATGTTGAAGATCTAGCGAAAGTTTTAAACGAGTTGAATCCAAACAATTGGCCTCACGCTCTTATCGAAGATATTGTAACCAACTTAGTTAAAGCATGGCAAGATCAATTGACTGCTCGCGCTAAAGGTGACATCGTCGCCGACGAGATTGCGATTGATCGTATCAATAAGTTGGTGATTACTGGTTTACCTGACCACGTTAAGCATGGCTATAGTAGCTTAGCTGACATCTTTAGTCGTGGCATCCTCGCGCAATTTCCAGCGATGTTTGCTGCGTAATATATGGCTCTAATTCATATCCCAGACTATCCAAAGAGTCTCGAGTCGACTGATCTTGAAGCGCACGTCGCGATATGTGCTGAGCGCTACAAGAAACTCGATGAGAACTCCGAGCGTATGGAAAAGAAGATAGAGCTTATGATTGAAACAAATAGAGAAAATAGGAAGATGTTCGTTGGTGCACTCGTAACGATAGCAACTGGCGTCATCTCTTATTTGCTCAGTAGTCTTATACGTATGTATAGTTGAGGTATATTATGATTAGTTTAGAAGAGTCTATAAAGAGATTGAAGTTGTTGAAGATGGCCCGCGATAAGCTTGGTGCTGAGTTGTTACAAAAGCACAACGATTCATTTTTAAATTGGAAAAAAGAATGCGATGAAGCATGGGATAAAGACAAGAAGTTGTTGCCATACCATGTGCAGTCATATTACCCAACTGAGAGTGAGATCGTCGCTAAAGCTGTTGAGCTATATGTCGCTACCGTCAACGCTGAAGTTAATGAAGATGAAAAGACAGAGGAACTCGTCGAAGAGATCAGTCCACAGACTATAGATGATTTTACACACGACAGCGAAGTTATCTCTATGGAGACCTTCAATAGAATAAAGAACAAAAATAAGAAAGATCCACCAGATGTCTAATGTAGTCGGCATATATTCTAACAACACTTCACTGTTGACGTCGTATACTCACGCGCTCTCCAATCTAAATCAAAGCGTTGTTGCAGTTCAATCTGCTAACAGCGGGATGGGAGGCTCTGGTAACGATGTAATCAACATTGGTACGATGGGAGAGCCCGGACCGCCTGGACCTCCAGGACCTCCGGGGCCTCCTGGCAATCCAAGCCCAGTCGCAGTCACTGAAGTTGCTACAGCCGAGTATACCGCATTATCAACTGATTACTTTCTATGTGTATTGGTTATAGCTCAAGTCGTAATCACGCTGCCAACAGGCATTCTCGGTACAGTCTACATAGTTAAAGACTGTAGTGGAAATGCTTCTGTTGCCTCACCTATTATCATACAAGGTACTGCACAAAATGTGGATGGTGGAACCGCAACGATCAATGTTGCGTATGGAAGTGTAACGCTTATATTTAATGGCACTGACTGGAGTCTAGTGTAATGTCATATAAAGCTCCATTAGCATCATTGACTGACTTTGGTATCATGAAGGTCGGCACTGGTCTGAGCGTAACCAATGGATTGGTGACGGCAACACTTGGCTTATTGAACTATGGATTCTTCACCGACAGTACCACGCAGACCAATCCAGTCGCGAGTGCCGTTAACATCGCAACGTTCAACGTAACAGGTCCAGCCAATGGCGTAAGTGTAGTTGGTGGCACTGCCGTCACAGTTGCCAATGCTGGTACTTACACTAAGATGTTTACATTGATTGTGTCAAAGACTTCTGGTGGTACGACAGACATAAGCGTTTGGCTCAGACTGAACGGAGTCGACGTTGTAGGATCAAGACAAGATTTAGAATTAACAAACACCTTGGCGCTGATTTTTGCGTCGGGAAATTTTACTTTGAATATTCCAGCTGGCGGCAATATTCAATTGTGTTGGAGCAGCATTGACACCACTGTTGCTCTAACTGCTCTCCCAGCCGCCGTAACTCCCACAAGACCCACTGGCAATAGTGTCAAACTTACACTGACCAGAATTAGTTAAAAAGAAGGAAATAGAAATGTCATATGCAAATAATTCACTATCGATCGCCGCAGGAACCGGCATCACAGTAACACCAACTACGGCCACAGGTGCTACCACACTTACGATCAGCACTGCTGGTACTGAGATCTTAGGCGTACGTATCGCAGTCGCTACACCAATCGCGGTTGTAGCAGCTACTGACGAAGTCGTAAGCATCGAAGTTCCAGGTCCAGTCGCAGTTGCTGTAACGCTACCAGCTGGTGTAACAGGACAAGTATTTTATCTTAAGGATGGTCTTGGTCTAGCTGCTCCAGCAACACCAGTGACTATCACTCCAGTTGCTGGCACCATCGACGGCGCTGCGACTGCAACCATCGACGCACCTTATGGCTCACTTACACTAGTTTACTCTGGCGTAGAGTGGAAGATCCTATAATATATTATGGCATACAGTAGACCAGTATTACCCGGCGTCGGGCTCAGACAACGTCCAGTCGCTACGACTCCAGCGCAGACTGGAATTCAACAGACGACTCTAGACGTTGACATCGCCACGACCTTTAGTCTTGGAGTAGTTCAAGTTGGTAGTGGTCTGAACATAACTCCAGCTGGAGTGCTGTCGACGATTAGTAACGGTTTTATCAATGTCACATTAACAAATATTAATTACACTGCAACTGTAGATGATTATTATATTGGTTGTACTAAGAAGGATATAACAGTTACACTTCCTCTTGGTATAGTTGGTAAGGTATACGTGATAAAGAGTCAATCTAATGGAAACATAGAAGTTGAAACAACTGGCGGACAAAAGATAGACTCAAGTTTAGATAAAACACTCGGTTCTAATGACAGCATCATCGTCGTGTTCGATGGCACTCGTTGGAATATCATAAATTAATTTTGTTCTTTTGATAGATTTATTACACAAACGTATATATAGAAGACCACTGTAAAATAACAGTGTACATTAATTCATACATGTGGTATAATTGATCTATCAAAACAACAAACTCATTGGAGTTTTGATGGCTTACATAAAAACAAAAGAAGACGTTCTCAAAGTCTGCTTAACGATCCCACTTCTAGTGCGTGTTCTTGAGCTGGTCAGAGAAGACGTGAAGAGCGATGTGAATCTGCATAAAGTTCTCGAAGTGCTGCTACAACTTAGCGTTGATAGATGCCTAACGATGGATGATTACATGAAGATTGCAGAAGCAAATCCAAAATAACAGTGTACATTAAATGGAAACTGTGGTATAATTAACCTAACAACGGAGGAATGAATATGAAACGAAAACCTATCGCTAGAGAACGTAACTGCTTCGTTCGTCTGGCCTTATTCCGAAAAGCAGGGTCACACCGCAAGAGCAACAAAGCTCTACGTAAAGTGACAAAGCAAACACAGGAATCGTGGTGAAATGGTTATCACAGCAGACTTTTAATCTGCCAGTTCCGGGTTCGAGTCCCGGTGGTTCCACCATATTAAAGTGCATTCATTGAGTGTATTTCAATATGGTTTTATGGTGATGTTAGTGTAATGGTCAGCACCAGAGATTGTGAATCTCTTAGTACGGGTTCGATACCCGTACGTCACCCCAATAAACATGCCTCGGTAGCTCAGAGGAAGAGCAACGCTTTTACACGGCGAAGGTCGGGATTTCGAAATTCCCCTGAGGCACCATAAACAAGGAGTCCAACATGGACATCAAGAAGATTGGTCTTACAAGAGAAGACTTAGGCGCGATAGTAGAAGCAATGGCTAAGTTCCCAGACGCAATGGGAGCTCATCTAATTCACGAAGAAGACGACGGTAAGTATACATTGGGACTCGGCGTTATGGCCACCATCAATGGCATGACCGGACACTTCATCGTTCCTCTCGCAATGGGAAAAGTTTGATTGTTAAGGTGTACATTAAATCGTATACCTGATACAATAGAGTTATGGGATGAGTACAGCAGTTAAAACTATTACGCTCAAAACGGACGCCGAACTGAGGAAACATCGTAAGGTGTAACAACAACGGCTAGGTTGGAAAAGACTAGAGACCCTATTAGGATCTCGACGTTGGTGCCGAATCACTACCTAGTTCACATTACATGTGATATGCCAATGAATTGGATACGCCGATAGACCGGATAGTCTATTAATTTCAGGCTGGGTATAAGAGCCTTGGTTAGAAAACCAAACTAACGAACCACCATCCCGGTATTTTTAGATTGAATTCTGCAACATAAAAAAAATGGCTGTCTGCTAGGACTTTAAACTAGTATCAATCTGTTAACATTAAGAAAGTGAAATAATCATGTCATCATTTGCTCAAGCCGTTCAAGGCCAATCCGCTCGTACCACTAACGGTATGAAGGCACTCAAGTCTACCTCAGACGCATGTGTAGACCTATTCTTTAAGGTGGGTGCATCACGTGGTAAGAACATCACCAAGGATTTTGTCGCAGCTCTGGCTGAAGACCAAGACACCGCACTGCGTATCGCTCAATGGGCTCGTGACGCTCGTGGTGGTGCTGGTGAGCGTGAACTGTTCCGTAACATCCTAACCTACCTTGAAGGCACCAAGCCTGAACTGGCTCTTAAGCTGATGGCTAAGGTTCCAGAGATCGGACGTTGGGACGACCTGCTAGTGTTCAAGACTGCACCAATCAAGTCCAAGGCTTATGATATGTTGGGCGATGCCCTTCGTGCTAAGAATGGACTGGCTGCAAAGTGGACTCCTCGTAAGGGCGTTATCGCTCAAGAGATTCGTGAGCACTTTGGTATGTCGCCTAAGTTCTATCGTAAGTCACTGGTTGAAATGACTAACGTTGTTGAGACCAACATGTGTGCTAAGGACTGGGACAACATCAACTTCTCCCATGTTCCATCGGTAGCTGCTGCTCGTTACAAGAAGGCATTCTCTCGTAACACTGAAACCTATGCTGCATACGTTGCTGCACTGGTTAAGGGTGAGGATCCAAAGGTGAAGGTTAACGCCGGCGCCGTGTATCCATACGACGTGCTGAAGGGTTGTATCAACTCTTACGGTCGTGCTGCTTACAACAGCGATGAGAAGGCTGTGATCGTTAAGCAATGGGATGCACTGGAGAACTTCATCGGCGATGCTAATGTATTGGCGATGGTGGATGTATCCGGTTCCATGAGTTGTAAGGCTGGTGGAACTGCTTCAAAGAGCGAGACCACCTGTATGGAGGTTGCTATCTCCTTGGGATTGTATGTAGCTGATAAGAACAAGGGTAAGTTCAAGGATACGTTCCTGACCTTCTCGGGTTCGCCAGAACTGCTACACTTGAAGGGCGATGTGCTGCAGAAGATCGATCAAATGTCCAAGTCCAAGTGGGCTATGAACACCGACCTAGTGAAGGCGTTCGAGAAGATCCTTCGTGTCGCTAAGGAAGGTAACGTAGCTCAAGAGGAAATGCCTGAGATGCTGTTGATCATGTCAGACATGCAGTTTGACCAGTGTGCTCGTTTCGACGATAGCGCAATGAAGATGATCGAACGTAAGTTTGAAGATGCAGGGTACGAACTTCCAAAGATCGTGTTCTGGAACATCAGCGCTGCCGACAACGTGCCAGTGAAGTACGACACTCGTGGAGTAGCATTGGTATCAGGGTTCAGCCCTGCTATCATGAAAGCGGTACTGTCTGCGGACACTACTCAATTCACGCCTGAGTCAATCATGCGTAAAGCTATCGATATCCCACGATACGATCTGGCCTAAACAAAAGGACCTTCGGGTCCTTTTTATTATATGTAAATAAGCGTTTAATATATGGACATCAATAAATTCGAATGGGATGCTGACGAGCATTTGAATAGAGACTATAATTGGGATAGGACTATTGCCGAAACTAGAATTATCACTATTGCAGGTAATGCTCATAGCGAATTGCAAGCAGCGAAAGCGTTAGAAACCTGCCGACGAGTAGGACAACCTAATGTGGAAATTTTTACAGCATACGATGGAACTGATCGCAAGACAATAAGAACTCCTAATCATCTAAAAAATAATGATGTGATGACGTGGGTTAAAGTTTTAGATCCTGCGCTCAGTATAACTGAAGTAGCTTGTGCATTAAGCCATCTAGCATTATGGAGTCGATGTATCACCATCAACCGCCCTATAGTGATATTAGAACATGATGCTATTATGATTAGGCCATTTTTAGAAATAACGCAAACCAATAGCATAGAAATTTTAGGTCACTATTTACAAGTTCAGGATTTTATAAATTATCTAAAGTTAGATAGTTACTTAGACTTAGTCAATTATTACTTGCATTCTAGTAATTTTCCACCTGTCGAACATGACATACCGATGACCGCTGTTATCAATTATAATTTTCTATATTGTATGGGACTGCATTCATATGCGATAGATCCATTTATGGCACGTAGATTATTTTCTAAAGTACTCACTGAAGGATTGATTAATCCTATAGATGTTGTCGTTGAAGTTACTGAATTTGAATTAGCTCAAACTGGATTATACGCATTCAACAGTGCACAGTCTGCTAGTACAACTATAGGTATTAAAGATCGCAAGGATCCGATGCGCGGGCGTAAAAACACTCATAGTATTCCAGGAGTAAGCCAGTGAAGCCATTACTGCCGAATCTTAGGTATGATAACATTTTAGAAGATCATAGCATAGTGATTGGTCCACGAACTCTTATGAATGTAGAAGGACTTTCGTTTAATCACTCTTGGAAATTTAAAATAAATGAAGTAGCAGTAATACAGGGGCGCGAACACCGGGGCGCGATAGATTCTGCTATCAATTTAAAGTTGAATGTAACTGAATTTGAATCATATAATGTAGTGGATAGTCTACCATCACATTATAAAGATGTAGATGTTAGAAATATAGTAATACCGCCTAGTTACACAAATTCTAATTGGGTTAATCAAATACGAATTATGAATCATAGATTAGATTATCAAGACATATCTCGATTGTTTAATCATATGACAGTATGGTTACATTGTATTACTAAAGGAACGCCAATCATAGTATTAGAATCTACGGCCAGGTTAAAATCGGTTCCAACACAACATTTGCCACGTAGTTCTATAATAGGTTTAGATACAGACGGTGAATTTTATTGTCACAATATAAACTATAGAGTTATGCCTGGAGTTTGGGCATATTGCATAGATCAATTTGCTGCTCAAAGGATGTTCGCTAGTGTATTAGTTCAAGGTGTTAGAGAACCTCTTGAATTGATGTTTAGAGCAGATCAGCGATTAATTCTACTACAATCACATGCGTATAGAGTGACCCCGTAAGAACAAAAAGGGCCTTAAACGGCCCTTTTTATGGAAAATGCTCTTATGGGAACATTAAATGAAGAGCCACAATCCTTGACTCATCAGCATAGCACCAATCAATCCAACAACGATACTACCCCAGAACATCGCCATGCTCACAGCTAGAATAGCTGCAGACAATAAGACTATACTCAACTGAAACGCAGAACCTGAGAACGACAGCCAAGGAGTGTGTCGTTTTGCTTCGTCTCTAGCTGCTTCATACGCTCTTGCTCTCTCCAATAGTTCCTTCTTACCCTCGCCAGATTTTGGATCACTCTCATAGCGATCGATCTTAGCGTTCAACTCGGTTACCTTTTTAATGTCTTTTCTATCGGCGGCATCATCCCTTGCGTTCTCTGCAATCGTCTGCTTGATACTCTTTGCTTGATAGAAGTTATAAGTATCATTTGACTTTAGTGTGTTAGTCAATACGCTACTGCTGTACCCATTGGCGATGTATGTGTTAACCGCTAACAATGCTGCAATGACTGTGATCACCCATCCAGCTTTATCCTTAATGTGAGCTTCTCTTTCAGATCTGCTCAACGTCTTTTCTTTTACTGTGTCCATTAAAATCCCCTGTTAACTATTATGTGAAATGTGCTCCATATGACTGGTATTAATATTGATAGCGCACCAATGAAATATAATGTATACATAATTATTTCAGCCATCGTCTCACGGTCTCTTTGTTTCTTATCTGCGATCGCCTTCTCTGCTGCGTTGCGTTCCTTCGTCATACGGGTACGCTCTGCCATCATCTCTTCCCATACAGGAGCGTTGCCACTCCAGAATAGGATGTCCTTCAATTCTTTTTCATGGTCGCGTAGAGCCTTAGACGCCATCGCAATCTCAAGTGCTTGAGCACTGATCTGAGCGTCACTCTTACCAATGTTGTCCATCTTCATCTTTGTCGATGCGATGTGGACGGCGTCAGCATTCTGATAGAATGAACTGAACTCTTTGTACAATCCGTTGATGTCTTTACCAAGTGCCATCGCAGCCTTGATACCTTTCACCGCGCCTTGAGCTAAAGCGAATGCTGTGAATGGATCGATCATGATCGTCTATGCCAAGGTTTATCTTTCTTTTCCCAAGTGAGACATATGCTGGGGCTATGTTGCGAATGATCTGAAGATCCAATCCATCTTACACAAACGTACTCTTCATTCTTTTTTAGTTTATCTGTGGGTGCGTTGATTGCACGAGATGTGGTGGATATACATAATATAATGATCAACAGAATTAAATCTATCATATTGTTCCTTATAGTTTTTATAAATTCACAATATAATACTTCACTCCAACAGATATTTATATGGCTACCAATTCAATAACAGCTGCGGCAGGCAGGTACAAAGCGCATCCATGTCCTAAGTGTCAAGTGATACACAAGGGCAAAGGACCGTATTGCTCTAAAGTTTGTTCTAATCGCGATAGAGACGATGAGTACAAAAAGAAGATGAGTGATATGAAAAAGTTCGGCGATAAAGGTCAACAAGTTATATGGGACCTCAATTGGGGAGAGAACTACGAGCCAATCATTGCTGGTGGACCTGTTGGACTAAAGGATAATCAATTTGTTTCTGGTGGCGATGTCTGGGAGTCCGATGATTCCTGGTGATCTATAAATAGATTATAACTTATCAAGTCGGGACTCACATGGCAATATCAAAAAAATTATCGCAATTAGCCAGTTTAACAACAGTTAACGGCACTGCTGTTACCATTGCCGGAACTCTAAATGTTCCACTCGCCGATAGTCCAACGTTTACTGGAACTGTATCAGGCGTGACTAAGGCGATGGTGGGTCTTCCAAATGTAGAAGACAAGAATTCATCGACTATACGTAGTGAGTTAAGTCATAGCAACGTATCAACTGCGTTGGGATTCACTCCGTATAACGCTACTAATCCCAATGGTTATACCACCAACGTTGGTACGCTCACTGCAGTCACAGCAACTGGACCTATTGCATCGACAGGTGGTACGACTCCAGTCATCAGTATGCCAGCTGCGACTACTGCAGTTGATGGTCACCTTACAGCTGCCGACTGGACGATCTTCAACAATAAACAAGCTGCTGGTACATATGCTACCGGAACAGGTAGCGCCGCTGGTACGAATACCGGCGATAACGCGGTCAACTCGCTATATTCTGGTTTAGTAACTAACGCTACTCACACCGGTGATGTGACTGGTAGCACTGCACTAACACTTGCGACTGTCAATACTAACGTTGGTCAATTTGGTTCTACCACGGCAATCCCAGTCGTTACAGTCAACGGTAAGGGATTGATCACTGCGATATCCACCACATCGATAACTGTACCTACAGCGGTGAGTCAATTGAGTAATGACTCTAGTTTTGCTACCACGACATACGTCGGTACCGCAATAGCAAATCTGGTCGCTTCATCACCAGCAGCATTGGATACTCTAAATGAACTGGCTGCAGCGCTTGGCAATGATGCTAGCTTCGCTGCCACGACTGCAACGAACCTAGGCCTTAAGGCTCTAAAGACAACCACGATTAGTGCTGGAGCTGGATTGACCGGCGGCGGTGATCTGGGCGCTGACAGAACGCTTGCATTAGCTGCATCGGGTGTGACTGCTGGAACTTATAACAACGTCACTGTCGATACGTATGGACGTGCTACATCTGGTTCTAACGTAGCGTACATTACTGGGTACACTGAAGTAGATACGTTGGCGACTGTGACAGCACGAGGTTCGCAAGCTAGTGCAAGTATTACAATTGGTTCTAATGGAACTTACGCAGCTGGTTCTATTTACTCTGATTCCAATTGGGGTATGTTATTCAGAGCTAGACAAGCTTCTCCAGCTAGTAAAGAGTTCATGTGGTCTACAAGTACAGACACAAACTTAATGACTCTTTCGACGGCTGGTGCACTTAATGCCATTGGCGCGATCACTGGCTCTAATTTGTCAGGCACAAACACTGGTGATAATCCAGGTGTTACATCAGTCGCTGGCGTTACACCAATCGTATCATCTGGTGGTACTACACCTTCAATATCACATGCTACGTCTGGCGCGACGGCTGGTACATATAATAACGTCACCGTTGATACGTTTGGTCATGTCACCAGTGGTTCTAATACAGCGTACATTACTGGGTATAGCGAAACGGATACATTAGCGACTGTTACAGCTCGTGGAGCCACTACATCGACTGCGTCTACATTCAGTGGTGGCATCACTGGTGCTATTAATGGTATGCCTAACGACGGTAATGGACTTAGTGGTATGGGCGTATCCACGACATGGGATGCTAGACCTCAAGGCGTTTATGATCGATATTCTTTAAACTGGCACACTGGCATATCATTGAGTGGGTATCCTGGGTATGGTGGTGTTCGTTTATACGCTTCTGGATACCCTTCTATAACTACTTCAACATTGCGTTTAGAAGCGTCCGATGCTGTTTACACTTATGGTGTATTGTATAACAATGGTAATACCGTACTGCACGCCGCTAACTACAATTCATACTCACCAACGCTAACAGGTGGCGGAGCGTCAGGTACTTGGGGTATCAATATTACTGGAAGCGCTGCCTCAGCTAGCACCTCTACAAGTGCTAATTGGTCTACATATTCTCAAGTTCAAGATACTCGCGCTGCACCGGTGTTGCCTAATCAGTATGCCAGTCATCGCACAACATATGAGTTTACAGACCAAATTATTGGCGGTTGGCACTCTGCTATTACAACGGTGGGATGGGATAGCGGAAGTTACGCAGCTTGGCAGATCATTGGCGGTGCTACAAGTTCTACACATGAAAATTGGTATTTGCGCAGTGGCATAGCCTCATCCTGGAATCCTCTTCGTACGATCTTACATTCTGGCAACTACAATTCATATTCGCCAACGCTAACCGGTGGAGGAGCGTCAGGCACTTGGGGTATTAATATTACTGGAAGTGCCGGTTCTATACCTTGGGCGAATGTAACTGGTGGTGTAAGAACAAATTATGACTTAGGGTTTCAAGCACCAAGTAGCAGCTATGCCGGTTTTTCTTTTTCTAAAAGTGCTAGCGCTTCAGGCGCATCAGACGCTGGTTATCTTTTAATTCGTGGTACATCAGATAATTTTATTCCATATACCGCAGAAGGTATCACACTGGTTTCTGATGCGAATAGTTTGAATTTATTTGCTCGTGGAAGTAGCTTAGTCTCCGGCGGTAATGCTTGGGTGCGTATGGGTACGGGTACTGAAGAAACTTTCCGTTTGATGGGTAATTACTCGTACTCATTAAATTCGTCAAGAGCACCTATCTTCTACGACAGTGACAACACTGCATATTACGTAGATGCTGCCGGCGAGTCTAGACTAAATTCACTTAGAATATTTGGTGCAGCTAATTGGGATGCTATCACTCTTTCAACTGATGGCGCTAATGGTTATATTCAAGGGTTAGGCGATGAAACTGGCCTACACATACGATCAGAATACGGCAACGTATATCTTGCTGATAATCGTGGCGATGTTCGTATGCCAATGTTTTACGATGTTAACGACACTGCATACTATGTAGATCCTAATAGCGGTTCAAATCTTTCTAGTCTGACTGTTGTCAATACTATAACTGGTAGTATCACTGGCACCGCAGCTAGTGAAACGCTGGCGACAGTTACTGGACGCGGTGCTAGTACATCGGCTGCAATTTCGTTAAGTGGAACGTTAAGTTTTGCTCAACCAGTTGGACTATCTTTTGCTAATGGACAGTATATTAAAGATAACGGCGGCGGCGGTTTAGCAATTTATAGCGGTGCTGCTATAAATCTTACTGGCGCCACATCAGTAACTGGTGCACTAACAGTTAGCACTACAGTTCAAACAACAGGAAAAGTAGTTATAGGTGGTACTTTTGCGACTACTGGATACAATGGACCTACTGGTGCAAGACTAATGTTTAGTGGAGCTGACACTGATGCTGAAAGTCATTATTTCATCGGAACAAACCTAGAAAACTATGGTGGTAACTATAACAAATTAGACATACGCTGGCACACTGGTATTCGAATGGGTGCTCGACCAAATTATGGTGGTATTCGTTTCTATGATAGCGAGGATTTAGGAACACAGATTTTTGCTATTGGTAAAGATGGGTCGTACGCTCAGGCAAACCATAGTATGCGTGCACCGATATTCTATGATCATGATGACACTACATACTATGGAGACTTTGCTAGCACTTCTAATCTTCTTGGGCTGACTGTCACTAATACTATAACTGGTAGCGTTACTGGCACTGCTACTGAACTCTTATCTAAATATCCGTATAATACAAATGTAATTTCGGATGCAAATACTGCTTTTACTCTATCGCCGGGAGTGGGTTCTACTACAGTAGCAATGCACGCCTCGCACGGATTGTTTGGAGGATATGCTACAACGCTCACAATGTCTGGATATGAGCGATACGGCGCATATCAAATTTCTGGCAATTATAATGCAACAACATCTGCGCTGGCCATGCGCAATTATAATCAAACTGCTGGAGGATGGACTTCCTGGGTACCCCTTCTTTCAAGCGCAAACTACAATTCATATTCGCCAACATTAACTGGTGGTGGAGCTTCTGGCACTTGGGGTATTAATATCACAGGCAGTGCTGCAACTGCAACTGACAGCACGAAAGTAGCAAAGACCGGCGATACAATGACTGGCGCGTTAAATATTAGTGCTTCACCAAGTGGAAGAACATTATCTTTAGGCGGGGATCAGCTAGATCGAGTGATTGACGATTCAGCTCGTTCGAGTCTGGTGATAAACGCAGCGTACTATCCACACTTATACATTAATGCGACATCTAACGCATCTAATACTAATCATGGACCAGTTTTCTCAATGTCTGGAGTATTATCGGCAGGTGGGTATAGAAGATGGGGTATGGGTATTGCTAATACTGACCCGGATTGTTTCAGTTGGGGTTATTACGATAATAACGTAAATCCTCATTATGGTGTCGGTGGCGTATTTGGTTATACTGGTACTAATTCGAAGATGTGGCTAAACACTGGTGGTTCTTTGATGACTACTGGTGATATGCGTGCACCAATCTTCTATGATAGCAATGACACTACATACTATGGAGACTTTGCTAGCACTTCTAATCTATATAATTTGCAAATAACTGGCGCTAGCAACAAGTACTTGTATATTAATCCAGGCAACGGTTACGAAGCAATGGTTAGATACAATGGTGGTGCTGGTAGTGGATGGTATGCAGGAAAACGAGTTGCCGATCAGTTAGTTAGTCCTTCAGACTTTCACTTTTATTCAGAAGGTGCAGGTAGAACTGTTGGTGGTATAACTGCAGCTGGGGCGATAGTCGCGTATGGCTCTGTAGATTCTCCTAAATTTTATAGTACTAATCGTTGGGGCTCTGCTAACTTATCTGACTTATCTAGTGCTCCATTTGAAGGTGGTGATTTTAGTGCTGGCACAACAGCACAATACGTGCCACTGACACATCAGTCTGCTGTATATAATTCTGGTTATCGCACACACGTCAGTACTGGTACATATAAAGATGCTAATGGATGGGGCGCCGGTTGGTACATGGCGATTGGTGGCAGCGATAGTTATCCAACTGAAGCGTTCCAGTTAAGACACGGTGGCGCAATTAGACATACGAATGGTTATGTTACTATTGAAGGAGATACACGATCACCATTATTCTATGATAGTAACGACACTGCGTATTATTTAGACGCAGCTGGTACATCTGTATTCAATCGTATAAGCACCGTTCGCACGAATAACTTTTTGTACATGGATAACAACTATGGTCATTCCATTGTTGGAGCATACTCTGCGAGTCGCTATCAGGGTGTGTTTGCGATGGGCGATGCATATAAACTTCCAGCCGATGGTACTACAACTGGTAACTTATATGGCTTAGCATGGAGTCATCCTAATGCAGGTGGTGTTGCCGCTAACTTGAACACTCACGGCTTGCTAGCAATGGAAAACGGTACTTGGCTAGCGTCGTTATGTGGCAGTACTCGTGCTCGTGACGACATGCGTGCACCGATCTTCTACGATAACAATGACACTGCTTATTATGTAGATCCTAATGCTACTACTAGAATTAGAAAGACTAATTTAATTGCATCTGGCTCAGGATGGGACGATGGTTTAAACTTATACTCATCAGACGCGACCAATAGATGGAACTTTTTAGTAGATGATGGCGCAGCAGATTCTTTACGAATTGCGTACAATAACTCTGAAGCATTAACTATTAATACTTCTAGAAACGTAATAGCAGCTGTTGATATTCGTGCACCGATCTTCTACGACAGTGAAGACACTGGTTATTATTTGAGTCCTAACAGCGAAAGTAATTTAAACAAACTTACATATGCTGCTCAACAACGTTTCAGTGTGAGCTACAGAGCACCTGGTCGCAGTTCTAATACAAGTGATCAATTCTATTGGACTAACACAGTGGGCTGGGCTCAAGAGCAGGGCAACTGGAGTAATTATTGGAAATATGGATTTGGTGGATTTGACTGTTGGGGAACTAACACGGACCATCCACAAGGCACCGCATATATTCACGCACAGGGTATTCAATCTGGTATGCACGCCGCAAATGCCGACGGCAGTGCTGCATACGGCTGGCAGATGGTTGGAGCTGGTAATGTAAGCAATAACAGATATTGGGCTCGTGGTAAGTGGGACACCACTACAACCGCATGGAAAGAATTCGCAATGTACGGCGGAGGAGGCACTGGTGATCTACATGCCGCTGCATTCTATGATAGCAACAACACTGCATACTACTTAGATCCAAACACGACAGGAACATCGTTGAATGTCGCCGGATCTATTGTAGCGGCTGGTAACGTTACTGCATACTCTGACATTAGATTGAAAGAAGACATTGAAGTAATTACCGACGCCATTGATAAAGTCAAGCAGATAACCGGTGTTACATACACTCGTAAAGAGAATGGCAAGCGTCAGACCGGCGTGATCGCTCAAGATGTTCTTAAGGTTCTACCTGAAGCGGTTGAAGGCTCCGATGATTCAATGTATTCGGTAGCGTATGGTAACATGGTTGGTCTACTGATTGAATCCATCAAGGAACAACAAAAGACTATCGAATCACTCACTGCTCGCATAGCAGTACTGGAGGCAAAATGATGATGATCACAGTAATGATGCAATGGTGGAAGAATGTTCTAGACGACATACTTAAGCCAAAAGAATAAAAGAGGACCTTCGGGTCCTTTTTTCATATGAGTGTACATTTAATCGCATCTGTGATACAATAGACTCATATAAGGAATCATATGAAATACAGTGTAGCTATCATCGCGGTCTATCATCGTACCGCCAACGAGGTCAAGGAACAGAAGGTGTTCGACACGCTGACCGAGGCGACTCAGTTCGTCAACGATTGGAACGCGCTGCAGTTCATTCAGACTCGCACCAACAGCGATCCCATCATCGTCGCTATGAATCCACTTCCCTTTGGAGCTTAACATGGCTGAACCTAATCCTCTCCCAATAGATAAGCCTAGGTATAGCGTGGGTGTCGCTGCAGATGGTCGTACACAACTTATGATCAATACTGAATATGGTGCAGCCGTCATCACTATGAATGCCGATGGTGTGGAACAGATGATACGACTCCTTGAGGCTACGCTATGACTGAGTATCAATTACATAAATCACCTCTCAATCCGTACATTGTCTTCAATGATGGTACGAACAAGGAGGTGGGTCGCATCAGCTTCCATGATGGTGTCATGACGTTCACAGGTAATGCAGACGAGTCAGCACTGCTCTTCCTCGATTGGATTAAGAAGTCCTACGCGAGTGAGTTCCTCAAGTTGACGGATGAGAACTACAAGCTCAAGCGTAAGGTTGACGATCTAGAGATCAGACTAGACAGCGAGGAGCGTGACAGCGAGGGTAAGACTCGACGTTGGTTCATCGGTGATCGCGTGCTGGTTGGTCCAAATGGTATGATCGCGACAGTGGTCAAGCAACGCTTACATCACGACGGATCCGAATCGTTCTTTGGTAATGTAGACCTATTGTACGACGACGGCGTGAAGGGTGAGTCGAACTCTTGGCAGTTGAAGGATGCAGATGAGTAAGCACCATCCAAGATACCAAGCATGGTTAGATAAAATGGCGGTGACGATACGAAACGAAGTAGATCAAGAGGTGATGATGGCAACGAAACTTGAAGCATTGAATAAGATATTGCTCGCCATGCTTGGTGATGCTCGCCTCCTCGACATGTGGTGGGACGGACAGAACAAAGCATTCAACTACGCCACACCGCGAGAGATATATCAAGAGGATCCCGAGAAGGTAATTAGATATGTTATGGAGCACTACCGATGAGCGATGTAGTTGGTTATACGATCACACCGATCATTCAGCCCGCGGGTTACGTCTACACTCAGGCATTCATCCTTTGCTATAGATGTAAAGGTGCGGTGTCGAGCCACGGTGGACCCATGTACAACGCGATCTGTATTCCTTGCTTTAACGAGATCAATCATGACCTGTCGCTGTAAGGTATGCCTATACTACGAGGAGTTCAACGATCGTATCGATCTCCTGCCGGTCGAGCATCGAGAGTTCTTCCGGTCCATGTACGACGACATGGTACACCTGCAGTCCAAACACAATCACCAACGCGCCATCATCAACGGTTCATGGCCCAACGCCGACGAGATAATCAAACATAAGAGAAAACATTATGCTCTACATAGTAGCGGGAAACAATAACGAGTATCGTGACTGGGTGTTTTGGCAAACCACGATTCATGTATCGGAGACTCGCTACGTGAGTAATGCCGATCAGTTACGCGGCATGTCGTCGATCGAGGGTCGCTTCATTGGTACCTGCTTCGATCGACCCGACATATCACAGATCGTGAACCACATCAACGTGATACGATCTAGGTCGGCGAAGCCAATCATCAAGATGGAGAGCCTATTCCACTTGACAGCGAATCAAACGACAGTACCGAACTGGTCACAGAACAACATCCCTGTCGCTAATGGAGGTACCGCTACATCGTACAATAGCACCATGTCAGGTACGACATACGACAACGCCATCTTCGACGAGTCTACGATAAACCCCTACATTAGAGTCGCTCCTTCCTATAGCGCATTGACAACCACGACAGGATATGGAACGATCGCTCCAAGCTCCTTCAAGGTCCCGCTATCTACCAACGTCCACACCACGGCGATCGAGGGTCGCCTCATCCTAAAGGTAGCGAAGAGCTATAAGAGTTACATCACTAATACATACAACGCCACGCACAGTACGATAGAATACTACTTCAACGACAAGGACGATGCGGTACACTTCGCGAAGGTATACAATGCCGTAGCATATGAGTACAATTGATTACCGATCAGTATTTAATTGAACTGACCGTACACGATAAACACTTGTAGTATATGAATAGGATATGTACAATAAATCGTTATCCTGTTATAATAGAACCAACCAAGGAACAAACACATGCTTAATTCGTCATCGACAATGTACATTCGAATCGTCCCCGCCGATCGCGATCGAGGGTACATGCTGCTAGTCTCGTGGGTCAAGCCAGTGATTCAGAAGACAGCGACACAGATCACAACGCTCTCCGTAATGACACGAGCTAGCCTCGAAGCCGCTGTCGACTCCGCAACGAAGTCATACAAGCCAGCGAGTGTGGTCGACGTTACACCTCCCGGCATCCACGCTCAGCTACGTAAGCTCTTCGGCGAGACACATCAATCAGGTATCACATCAACCACACCATAACCAGAGATAACAATGCCACATCGCGTAATGCTCTCATCTATGCTACGAATCGTCAGTGTAGCTCACGAACCTTCTGCTCTATACAGTAGAGCAGACGTACTGCATCCGATACGGGTCATGACGGCGCTGAAATCATATGACGAGGAGCTGAACTGTATCGCTCTTGGTCATGAGTTGCTGAACAAGACTAGCGTAACTGTAGACGATCTAGTCATAGCAGGCATGAGCGACCGTGTAATACGCGGCATTATCCTATTCAAAGATGCTCCTACACCTGCTCAGACGCTAGACAACATCTCTTCTACCTATGATACGATACGTGTTGCGATGCCATGTCTGCTAGATCGTGGTGCTCTCGCCGATACTGCTAACGTTAGCAGAAAGACTGCTAAGAAAATCGAAGCATATCATAGAGCGTACCTGCGTATGGCAGGACTCGTTAATGGAGCGGAGACGTGTAAACTATTGGGTCTTCAGCATCCTTTTTTTTAGCATTTATAATTGTCAATTATATAATATAATACAAAGTTAAAGAAGTCTGACTAAATGACTAGGGAAACGACCAGTCGGCAGCCGCATACGTTAGATTTGCCGCTCTAAGTTGTTGATTCTAAAGGGTTTTTTATGCCATTTTTGACCGTTTTGCAGCGTCGAAGGGGTTACCAAGGGTAGAATGTGGTTCGGCTGCACGAATCTATAAGAAACTGCATAAAACAGTGTACAATAAATCGTCTAAATGGTATAATAGACTCATGAACAAACAAACCTACTCCGATATCGCAGCTTCCATCAACGACTTTGCCAACATGTCCTACGAGGACAAAGGAAGTTTTTCCTACGCCTGTGGAACCTTCCAGTCGATGCTGGCTACTCTGGTTGCAGACCTCCCTAAGCACAAGCAAGCTGAGTTCATGAAGACTCTTGAGCAAGCAATGAAGCGTGTAGGTCAAGCAGCATGAACGAACTACAACGTATCGCCGAACTCCTACCGACGGAGCTCTACAGTGACTCTAAGGACTGGCGCGAGGGATCACTGGTCGAACGTGTGGAGTGGTTGCTGTCTATGTACGAGTCCAGTCGCGAAGACGTGCTGCGCCTAGAACTAGATGTGGATGACCTGAAGCTGGGTCGCTACTACCCAGCAGAATAACGGTGTACAATAAATCGTCTAAATGGTATAATTGATCTAATCAATCAAACGGACACCAAATGATCTCTTATCAACGCCGAATCGAACTAGTCTCTCTTGGTTACTTCATCGAGGACATGGAAGCTGTGTGGGGTTCTGAGTTCGTTGGCCAGTTTCGCTGGATGAACGATGTGACTACGGAGTTTCAGGACTGCGACACTTCGTGCTCCATCGAAGAAGCTTGGGTCGATGCAGATTATTTTGCACAAACCTGTGTACATTAAATCGTCTATTTGATATAATAGATCTATCAAAACAAAGGAACCAGTATGACTTCAGTAGCTCAACTCCACGCAATGGACACAGACACTCTTCGGGCTCTCAACAAGACCGTTGTTGCCATCCTCAATGCTCGAATCAAAGCCAACCAAGTGCAGGCAGCAGGCAAACTGTCTATTGGACAAGAGGTAAAGTGGACTGGACGTAGTGGATTGCCCATGCACGGTGTTGTGACTAAGGTCAAGATCAAGATGGTCGAAGTGAATGCTGGTCCTCACGGCCGCTGGAACGTGTCTGCCACGATGCTGAAGGCTGCATAAAACGGTGTACAATAAATCGTCTATTTGATATAATTGATCTATCAAAACAAGGACACCAGATGAAAGTCAAGACAGCAGTTAAGAGAGTTGAAGAAGCGGTCAACTACGGTGAGTTCAAGATGGCTAACCACCTGTTGAACAAGTACCGCAAGCGCTTTGGCAATCGTCACTTCACCTACTGGCTGCGTCTGAACATTGCCAACGGACTGTATTTCAACTGCTGAACATTACTTTAAGGACTATATGAACACAGTAACAGCAACCTTCTCGAACCTAGACTTCAAGAACTTTGACCAGTACAAGGAAGATGCCGCTTTCCTGGGTCTGAGCATGATTCGGTTCCGCGTAGAGGACTTCAAGCTGGTCACGTTTGACCTGAAGGGCAACTACGAGATGATCAAGACCTTCACTGGTTGGATCAACAATCCTCAGAACTGGACAGACGAGGCTCTGGAAGATGCCAAGATCATGGAGCTAGCCGAGTTCTACCAAGGAGACCAAGAATGACTGTGAAACAAGACACCCAAAACCAGCAAAAAGGTCTGGTTCAGGACCGCAAGACCGGCGAATGGTACGATCCTAAGGCCAAGTTTGACGAGTTGATGAACAAGCCTGAGATCATGGCTGTCCTGCAACGGCTGAAAGTCCGCTAATAGTTGACTAATTTAGTATACTACTGGTGTACAATAAATCGTCTAAATGGTATAATTGATCTATCAAAACAAAGGAACCAGTATGAAATTGAAGCACGGTTATATTGTGAAGGGCATGTCAGAAGACGCACAGGAGTTCTCATACGGCAAGTACGATACAAAGCACCAGGCGTTAAAGTCGTATCTCTGGTCGATGAAGGATATTAACACATCCGCTGAAGAGAAGAAGACTCTCCGTATCCTTGAGCTTGTGGAGCATGATATCACCGACGAGCTCATGGCCAAGTATGATGAGGTTAATAGTTGACTAATTTAGTATACTACTAGTGTACAATAAATCGTCTAAATGGTATAATTGATCTATCAAAACAAAGGAACTAGCATGAACAAGACAATCGACTCCTCCACTGGCGGCACTATCTCCATGACCTCTACCGGTCTGATTCACAAAGCTGGCCAAGGTGCCTACTCGGGTCGTATCGCCGAACTGGGTATCGAGTGCAAGGTTGTTGATGCTGTCAAGCGCGGTCGTGGTCGTCCTAAGTTGGCTACTTCGACCAACGGCTTCTATGACTTCTCTGCCTTCCAGACCACTGTCAAGCTGAAGAAGTTCGAGGGCAACGTTACTGTCGTGAAGGCTCGTGTATGAGCTTCATGATTCAGTACAAGGATGGCTACGGAGCACTCCATAACGTGGAGGTTCTAGCTGAAGACATAGATCAAGCTTGGAAGATCGCCGAGGGATTCATGCTCAATACCGACAAGGTACAACAGATCTGGAAGATGTCGTGAGCAAGTCTACCCACTATCGACAACTCCTAGTCGAGGCCTTAGCCGAATCCTACTGGAGGGACTACGAGGAGATGGTTGAGCTCGAGGAGACATGTCTAGACAAGACCAGCCTGCGCCGTTGCCGGAAGGGTCAACTCCACTACAAGACCCTCGCCTTGATCTATCAGGACCGGAGCCAGAAGCTCAAATAGTATACTAAAACAGTATACTACTAGTGTACATTAAATCGTCTATTTGATATAATTGATCTATCAAAACAAGGATAGATTATGAACTTAGAAATCGGCACCAAGATCCAGTACACATGTGCTCTCGGAACCCTCGTTGGAACCATCTCGAACATCCGGATTGCTCCTACTGCTAAGAAGGGTTTCCTAAACACTTGGTTGACTCTGGACCTGCCAGTTCAGGAAGGTCTCGGCAGCGCTCACAAGACTCAGATCGCCGGCGACAACTCCAGCTTGAAGATGTTCAAGGTAGCAATAGTATACTAAATCGGTATACTATTGGTGTACAATAAATCGTCTATTTGATATAATAGATCTATCAAAACAAACAAGCAAAGTAACAAAATGAACACTAGCATCTCCTTCGACAAAGCCTCTTCTAAGTACACTTGCTCCATCGAAGGTACTTCCTTCAAGACCGGTAAGAAAGACTACATCGAGTACATGTTCAAGAAGATCACCGGTGTGAAGAAGTCCTTTGACGAGATTGCTGGCACCGTCAAGGAAGTCAAGTCTGATCGCTTCTGTATCAACCAACGCTTCTCCTTCGTGGAAAAGCTGATCTCCATGGTTGCCTCTGGTGTTCAACCCTCTGCTGTGATCACTGGTCAAGGTGGCCTTGGTAAGACCTACACGGTTACTAAGACCCTGACCAACGCTGGCTATGTTGATGCTTCTACTCTGGCAGACTTCCAAGTCGGTCAGGTCGTGCAGCGCTCAAAGATGTTTGTGACTGTCAAGGGTTACTCTACTGCTAAGGGTCTGTTCCGTACCTTGTTTGAGAACAACGGTTCGGTTATCGTGTTCGACGACTGTGACTCGGTGCTTAAAGATCCAGTTGCTTTGAACCTGCTCAAGGGTGCTCTGGACTCCTACGGCAAGCGTATCATCTCTTGGAATGCAGACATGAAGGATGAAGATCTGCCACGTAGCTTTGACTTCACTGGTAAAGTGGTGTTCATCTCCAACAAGGCTCAGAACGACATCGATCAGGCAATCCGCTCACGTAGCATGATGATCGACCTTGCAATGACTCTGGACCAGAAGATCGATCGTATGGACTTCATCTCCAAGAGCGATGAGTTCATGCCTGAGTACAGCATGGAAGTTAAGACTGACGCTATGAACCTGATCCGTGCACTCAAGGATGACGCTAAGGAGATCAGCCTGCGTACTCTAATCTCTGTCTCTAAGATTCGTGCTTCTAACAAGGATTGGAAAGATCTGGCAGAGTACATGTTGGTTGCATAAACGGTGTACATTAATTAGATCTTTTATAATAGATCTATCAACAAGGACACTGATCTATGACTCTGGCTGACATGATCGCTCGCCAAAACAACAAGTGCCACTACTGCTCCTGTGAAATGAATCACATTGCAAAGTCTCCTCAGCTGGCAACAGTTGAGCACTTGGTTGATAAGTGGTCAAGCCCCAAGCACATCAGAAATGATGATCCATCAAACTTGGTTGCTGCTTGCTTTGAATGCAATAACTCTCGTGGCAATGTTCGTAATCGAATTGCCCGAGATTACTATAAGACTCAAGCAGCTAAGAAGAGTATGAAACTTGCTATTGCATCGACATCAAGTCGACAACTCTATTCACTGTTCGGCTCAATCCCACAACACATCTTTGCATAAAACTGTGTACAATAAATCAAATTCGTGGTATAATTGATCTAATCAAACAAGGACACCAAAGTGAACTTATCTACACAGCAAATTTCCAGAGCAAACACACTCAATTCTCTTAAACAAAAAGAGTACGCCTATCACCCACATAAAATGGTACTCACTAACTGCGATGGGAAATTGATGGACCCTATCGTCTCCTATGGAAAATACGCATATTGGCATTCGTATCTAAGCGATAGCGTATCTAATGAACAATCTGGATGGTACGCTGAGCCTGTAGGCGACGTTAAAAACTACACAGCCATTAAAAACAAGTTCAAAACGATTAAAAATCGTCCTACACATACTGTAGCATAGGACACGAAGAATGAACGAACGAATCAAACAACTTATGGCACAGGCTGATAAGTTTGCTGCAGAAAATAAGACACAAACTATTAGTGGTCTGGGTAATAACTACTTTGAACTCTTACACGAAAAGTTCGCCGAGTTGATTGTTCGGGAATGCTTGGACATTCTGGACGATGAAGACGACGGTAGTACTGACACGAAAAGTGTTCGCATTGCCGCATATTGTATTAAGAAAAATTTCGGAGTTGAAGAATGACACTACAATTTAACTGTCACAAACGAATTGGTATTACGCCAGGGGCTAGGGTGTCTCGTGAACCTTATGGAAAATTAGGAACAGTCTATATTTTACGATTGTGGTGGAGTGCGTTGACTTTAACATTGTTTCGGAGTTGAAGAATGAAGTGGAATAAACAAAAAGAAGCAATCGGTACGAGGGAAACAAAAAATTGTTTTGCTTGGCTTCCTGTTGAATTAGATTACCCCGAAAATGAAGTTGTGTGGCTAAGGTGGTATAAGATGGACCTTAGATACGGCTATTATGGATGGGATCATGAACCTTATGCCTGGATCGTAGGCAAGAAATATTTAGAGGTTGAAGAATGAACGAACGAATTAACGAACTCATTAAACAGTCTTATGTGACTGTCCGATCCCAGAACGACAGGGATGTTACTTATTTCAGCCAAGAAAAGTTCGCCGAGTTGATTGTTAGAGTATGTGGTTATCATGCTGATGTGTTTGAATCACTTGGATGTCCACAGGACATGGACCCAACTGAAACAAAACCCAGTGACTATATCAAGAAACATTTCGGAGTTGAAGAATGATTACACTATTCATCTGGACCGTGGTAGCTATGGGACACGGTAGTACCGCTAGAGACTGGAAACAGTTAGCTCAATTTGAGACTATCGCCCTCTGCGAGGAGGCTGTACGATCCATGAACCTACAGGACAGGCACCGTTGCTTGAAGACAAAATGAACGAACGAATTAAAGAACTTTTAGAACAGGCTGGCGTAAAATATGTCACTATGCCTAAAGACACGGTATACGAAAAGTTCGCCGAGTTGATTGTTAGTCATGCTATCGAATGTGTGCGTGATGTACTACGCGAGGAAGATTCAGATTTGAGTTATGCTGCTGCATCACAGGTACAAAAACGGATCAAGCAACATTTCGGAGTTGAAGAAATAATGGAAGATCAGCCTGACGAAATTGAGTACTGCCCTACATGCGGAGAAGAGTGGAGCGGTACTAGTTGTGGCGCTCTTCGATGTGGTTGGATTGAAGGAAACGAAGAATGAAACTATTTTTAGATACAGAATTTAATGGCTTTGGCGGTAAGTTGATGTCTATGGCCCTAGTACCAGAGGATGACCGAGTACCCAATTGGTACTGTGAACTAGTCATGACCGACCAGTTACATCCTTGGGTCAAGGAGAACGTGGTACCGCATATGATCCTAGTACCCTCCACGATGGCGCAGTTTCAGGCTAGTCTGTCTGCGTATCTCTTTAAGTTTCCATACATTACTATCGTTGCCGACTGGCCTGATGATATTAGGTACTTCTGCGAGTCGCTGATCGTTGGTCCTGGAGAGCGAATCATGCTTCCCGCTGTGATCAAGTTTGAGTTAGACCTAAACATCGAGTACGAATCGAAGGTTCCACATAATGCACTCCACGATGCTATTGGTATCCGGGAGTACTACAGGAAATGATTCTAGATACTGACACCAAGGAGCAGATTAATGCTTTCGACGAGTGGACTAAACTAACCGCAGACTTCTACGATAGACAGCGGCATCACAGTGGCGCGGTTGGATACGAAGAGATAGAATGGGACGCATTTCAAATGGGTTGGAACGCAGCAAAGATACACTTTGGAGTACAAGGATGATTATATCAAATTTAAGGCTCGTCACGGATGAAACTACCTTTGGACCTAATGCCATAGTAGATGTAAAGATTCCGTTGATGACTTTATATGAAATACCCTTGATTAACGAGGAAGTCAGAAATGAAATTCTATTAGCAATCGGCAAAGAATTAGTTGAAAAAATCAATGATATGCGCAAAACGGAGTACACGAATGAAACCCGAGAAGTTTAAAGAGTTGCTAGACGAGATTGAAGAGTTCATTGGTGGACACAACCTCAGCAATCCACACTACCTATTCGACGAGGACATCATCAAGGTGTTCTCCCACTACAAGAAGAAGCATGTTAAGAAAGCACTAGAGGAATTACGATGAACGCACGATTTGATGAACTATATAAGCTGAGCTGTACTCATAAAGTAGGAGTGGATTATAATAACAATCCTATGTATGAGATTAGGCAGAATCCCAGCCTATTCGCCGAGTTGATTCTACAGGAAGTTCTAGCTCAGGTGGACGCGGTGATTGCAGATCTGGACAAGGACGGAGAAAAGCAACAATCCCTAGGAGCAGAATGGGCTGGTTATGCCATCGCGAAGCACTTCGGAGCAAAATAACGGTGTACATTAAATCGTCTATTTGATATAATAGATCTATCAAAACAAGGACAGATCATGAAAAAAGGTGAGATGCTCGGAACAATGCTGGTCATTGCCACCAACGCCCACGCTGGTCAATTCGACCGTGGCGGTGCTCCCTACATCTTGCATCCTCTGAAGGTCATGCACTACCTCAAGAGTGACGACGAGGAGCTCATGTGTATGGCTCTTGGTCATGACGTGATCGAGGACACTCCAGTAACTTACAAGGACCTACGGGACGCTGGTATCTCAGAACGAGTTATCACCGGCATCCGGGCTTTGACTAAGCAACCCGGCCAGACTCTAGACGAGTACAAGGCCGGTGTCTTCGCCAGCGAGGATGCCATGCGAGTCAAGATGGCCGACCTACGGCACAACACAGACATCCGTCGCCTGAAGGGTGTTACAGAAAAGGACATTGCTCGAATGGCAAAGTACCATCTGTTCTACACGGAGATTAAAGTTCGTCTGGCAGCATAAAACAGTGTACATTAAATCGTCTATTTGATATAATAGATCTATCAAAACAAGGACAGATCATGATAGTATACACACTGCTGGGATTCAACGATTACGAAGGTTCGGATCTAGTGGGCGTGTTCCACCGTCTGGTAGACCTGCAGAAGGTAGTACAGGAAGGTAAGTGGTACTTTGACCACATGGGTTTTGTGGAGTCTCGTCTAGGCGAGAAGATAGAAGACGTACTGGGACGAGTGGAGTACGTGCTCTTTACACGGTACAATGGCGAAGTTCGTGAAGTAAACTAAGGAGAATAGCATGGCTTACAATAACGGCGGTTTATATGACCAAGAGGCGGAGTACGCCAAGAAGACTTTGACCGAGTTGTATGCCATTCGTACACAATTCGAGTTGGCGGTGGTAAACTACCCACAAGGACCTAAGATGTTCAACGAGCACCTACAGTGGGTCAAGGCTAAAATTGCAGAACGTATTGGAAAGAAATGACTAAAGAACACAGTAACTATCTAATCGCCCTCCGGGATTCCGGAGTTACCAACATGTGGGGAGCCGGAGCCTACTTGGAAGCCTACTTCGGGCTTTCTCGTAAAGAGGCAAGTGCAATCCTAGTCGAATGGATCGAGAGTTTCAAATGAAAGTACCTATCAGTGTATGGCTGTCCGGCCTCGTGGTATTTGGCTATAGCGCCTACGGCTTCTACCAGAATCCTTTGGCGTGGCTATCGGCTCTAGTTTTAGCGATTCTAGTCGCTTCTTTTTTACGAATAGTCTATTGGTTTATTGAAGGAGAATAAAATGTTGAATAATGTAATGTCATGAGTGACTATACACCTGACAAATGGATGGTCATCAAGATCACCATAGCGAAAGCTTCACACTATCGAGTGTTCGCCTGCTGGTATGGCGGCTATACGGGAAGTGATTCGTGGAAGATGAATTCTGGAATCACCGCTGCGACTCAAGACGAGAATGGCTACCACTTCACTGGATCCTCTGGATCTGTCTACCATTGCCATAAGGATGGCTACGGTATTAGTGGCTATGGTGCTAGCGTGCTGGCAGGATTGTCTAAGTCAGACAAAATGAGCATCGAACACCTGCCGGAAGAAACAAATTTCTTGGAGTTAAACTATGAAGATTGAAGAATACGTATCCCAGCTAGAATCCATTTCGGATCCAGAGCTAGTGTCACAAATCGCCGAGTGGCCTTTGGAGACTAAGCTCTATATGTACCTACACAACATCCAGTTGTCGTACATGATGCAATTCATGGAGAAGCTCGATGCCCGCTAATGGATGGCGCAAACGACAGATCGGCACCCTACATGCAGAGATCGACCAGTTCGAAGAAGTCATGGCAGAACGGATCTTAATCGAGGAAGAAATTGAGATGCTAGAGGCAATGATCTTCAATGCTTCTGGAGATGTCAACGGGCAGATGGGAGTAGATCTAGACTCTAGCCTGAAGCTGGCCCGTGAGAAGCTTAAAAGCCTATAATAGTATACTAAAACAGTGGCCTATTAGTGTACATTAAATCGTCCTTTTGATATAATAGATCTATCAAAACAAGGATATAACATGAAAAGCTTCCTCAAAGACCTCTTCCAAGCCTCTATCGCAGCTCTCCTGATCGGCTTTCCCTTCATCATCTATTTTTACCAGATGAAACCATGAGCAAGAAATTCGAAATTGACGGCGAGACTGCCGATCGTATCACAGTGCTGAACTTGATCGACTATCGTAAGTACCTCAAGAATGAACTGAAGGATTACCGCAAGGGTGGTTATCTGCACAGTGAAGACGTGGTAGGCAACCTCAAGCGTATCGAAGCTCTCACGCTTATCATTGGTGATTTTAAAACAGGAGATGAAGGATGATTCAATATTGGCCACAGCTCACATATGTAGCTCTGCTCGTCTTTAGTCTGGGCATTTCGCTAGAGCAACACGGTAAACCAAAGACTGGCAATCATAGTTTTTGGATCTCTACAGTAGCTACTGCTCTCACGCTATGGTTGCTCTATGAGGGCGGCTTCTTCAACGTTAAAGGAATCGTATGAAATTTTTTGAATGGATGCAACGTAACGCGTTCAAGATCGACGTCACCGTCGCGAGTATGAATATGCTTGGTGGTATTATGAGTTTGATTGCGGGTAGTTATATAAACGCTGGAATTGGTTTTGCTATAGCCGCAATTTTCTTTAACGAAGCAAGGAAGTACAAATGAACGAAGTAACTCTACATCGCGATGATCTGGAGACAATCCTGCAATTCATGAAGAAGTATCCCACGGCGGACTTTACGACTATCTCGGTCGACTCGTCTTCTGGCATAGGATCCATCGTGAAGGCAAGTGTCTTCGCAGTAGTGAATGGCGATCCAGTGACTATCACTAAAACAATCGTGGATGAATCGTCATGGTAGTAAAATCTGCAAACGGCGTGACCGGGTGCCTGCTTCGAGTAGGCTTCACTGAGTGGGTATTTCGCGTGCACTCGGACGATGGCTTCAAGGATTATGACCTGATTCACTCTGACCTACAATTTACGATCTGTGATCCCGATGCGGCCTTCTACGAAGATGGTGATAATCTAAAGTTAGACCACTCGCCGGAAACTCTTGGACTTGAAAAATAAGATTGTACAGCAATTCGTCTGTATGGTATAATAAACTCTGTATTACATTAATTGAAAGAATATATGAAAATTGCTTTGGGTACTCTCTTCCCTGAACTAGAATCTGGTTTCACTTCTGGCTACACCGCAGACGAATATGGTTATATCTGGTCGACCCGACAGGGTGCGGAACGCCGACTGACACTACAGTCTAATGGTGTCAAGTATGCTTACACTTGCATCAACAAGCCAGATGGCTATCGTCGTGGCAAAGCTATTACAGCTACTGCATCGATCAAGCGACAAGATGTCATTGATCGTCTAGCAAAGCATAAGAATGTTGGATCTACGCCATTCCATCCTGCTCTATTGTCTACTAGTGGTTATATCGTTGGTAGTGTTACTCTAAGTGGTTTGTCCTTCGCAGCATATCCAAAGATTCATAAGAGTCTCGCTGAAGTACGAATTGAGACTGAACGTCTGGCAAAGACTAATGCCGGTAAGACTTTCGTCTACCTAGAGATCAAAGGTAACTGCACTGCAGGTGGAGTCAACTGGAGCTGATATGAAAGAGTGTTGCAACGGTAATTGTGACCAAGGGCGTACTTGTCCTAACCGAGTACCCTCTGAAGATATTGTCGACAACCTGCGTAAGCGAGCTGAGATTCGTCGACAGATCTCCACTAGGAAGTCGGTTCAAGAAGGGAAGCCTGATCGGATCGCCGACCTGCTAGAAGAAGCTGCTGATATGATTGTGACCCTCCGCTGGGCACTTTCACTACATACTAAGGATTGATTATGGATGATGTGATTGGATGGGTTTTCGCTATTTGGTTGGCTATCACTACGGCGTTTACTATCAACTTTATGATTACGGACTATAGGAACTTTGATCATGTCGTGAAAGCCTGCCAGACGACTGGTTATATTCAGGACACTAAGACCCGAGTAATATGTGCTCCAGAAAAGCCTGTAGATCGTAACTAAGATGATGGACAAGCTCAAGGATCTATACGCAGATCCTAGACATCCTATATTATCAGAAGTAATAAGGGTTCTGGACAGCCAGAAAGTCTGGAATGGTATGTCCTACACGTACCATCCACTTCGTCCAGAGCTCTATAGGCCTCTTGCTGACAAAGTTAGTGAAGAAATCACTAAAATAGCCGCAGAATACGGTCTTTAGGCCTATATGAATCAACAACTTAGACACCTCAAAGTGACGTACGTACATGTTCATTGTCAGGATGTATGGTTACCCACTTGAGGCTTTTCGTGTCACTTGAAGACAGCATTTAGCGGTGTACATTAATTCGTAGTCGATATATAATAGACCCACAACAGCAAAAGGTCTACTATGAACTACACGTTGATTACTCGCACAGGCAAAGTCTTCACTTTCTATGTAAAAGCAGTTGCTGAAACGTACTTGAGTGCCTATGGTGGTACTTTAGTTGACAATAGCGTACTAGAGAAATCGCTCGCAATGTCATGAAGGTCCTACGGGATTTTTTTAGATTCTGTAAACATGTCGTACTAACAGTTTATGTTAGTATAACGATCGCTATAATGCTCTTAATGGGCATGTTGATGTTTGGTATTTTAGGCGAAGTTCTTAGATACATCCTATCTGCATTATAAATATATGATTAATAGTCCTCACTCATAAAAAAATGACTACACCTACAACTCCAATTTCTTTTTCTGATATTCAAACTGAATTCGGCGGTAACAACCCCATAAGTTTAAGCGAATATTACAAAGGTGGTGGATACGTTCCATCTAGCCAATCGTATGGCGGTGGATATGGATCCATGTCAATCGGTGGCGCTATCGAAATGTATAATTTCCGTAATAAGCAGAAATTCGTTAGTGGCTCGCATGGATTTGACACAGTAGGCACTACTGGCTGGGTTGTTCCATCATACGTAGGTGCTATTAATATACGTGCTGTTGGCGGCGGTGGTGGCGGCGGTGGTGGCAGCGCACGTTCTGGTCGTCAAAGTCCTCAAGAAGCGGTCGGTGCTGGTGGCGGCGGAGGCTGCGCCACCGTTTATCAAACGACAGTAGCGGTAGAACCGGGTTCTACCATTTGGGTTGTAGTCGGCGGCGGCGGCGGTGCCGGCGGTGCCAGAGATGGTACTTATAGCGCAGGCTCGTCCGGTGGCGCTGGTAGTCATTCTGGTGTCTTAACTCCATCTCTCAAGGCGCGTGGCATATTCTTTCATATGGCGCAGCGGGCGGTCAAGTAGGACAAGATAATGCCAGATCAGCGGGTGGCGTGCGCGGCGCAGACAGGGCTGCTGGCGTTGGCACTATATACAATTACGCCGGCGGCGGTGGCGGTCAAGGAAAGAACGACGGCGCTACGACAACTACAACTGTCGACGGCAAAAATGGTTCAACGACTACGACAACTTACACTTATAATACGCAAGGTGGATTAGGAGCTTATGGCGTTAATATATGGGGAGATACCGTTGGTAATTCTGGTCCTGGCGGATCGTTTAATGATGGTCACGTAATTGGTGATAGAGGTTACGCTACTGCTGTTACGTCTCCTGATTATGGCGGCGGCGGTGGCGGTGGATCCGGCGGTAATCGCGGCGGCTCCCCATATTATAATGGAGCCGCTGGCCAGAAGGGCTGCGTTGTCATCTGGTATTAATTAATTAATTAAAGGAAAAAAAATGGAATTCAATTGGAAAATAGTATCAGCTGATGATACCACTCACTCTATAACAGTAGCTTATTGGACTGCAGATCACCCAGAGCAAATTCAAGTAAATATAGTAGCGCCAGCGGTTGGCGTTGACGTTGCAGAGTACGTTGCAAAATTTGTGCCGAGCTTTATTAAACCAGTTACAGATTATCAGTCAATTCAAATTGGTGTTGAAGGAACTGCTACTTTAGCGCCTGTTGTGGTGACAGAAATGCCTCCTGCGACTATTCCAACTCCAGAAGTTACAGTCACTCCTATGCCTACGATAGAAATCCAAAAAGTAGTTGTATAATATGCAATATACAAAATACGCCTTTTTCAATTGGGTGATCGCCAAAGCAAAAGTTTTAAAAGATGAAACTTTTAAAGTTGTATATGCTGAAGATACTACTCGAGCTGAAACTGGCAATCTAACGCTCTACACTAAAGGACTAATGACCGCTGTTAAAGACGGTGATCCTAGTTACGTTATAGTAGATAGAGTTCCAGGGTTGTACAGTCAAGATTTAAAAGATGCTCCTGCGGGCACATACTTCTTTACAGCGAGTGAAGATTCAGAATGGTGGTGCATAAACTATACTGCTAATGGAAATAAACTTCCTAACGTATCTGTTTTTAGATTAAATAGTGGTGAGACGATCGTACTTCCACTTGGAACTAAGTTGTTTATATGCGAAGGTGATCACACGATCAATGGAACTGCTGCGACTTCTCCCACTAGTTATGAAGTTAGTCTTGCTCCTGCTACTATCGTTGCTACAACTAATTGCTATGGATTTTACTTACTGGATTAATAATGAAAATTTTTGAATGGGCTCTTAAGTACCTAGAGAATAAAGGTAGAAAGTACGCCTTTGTTGATATGTATGGCGATATTAGATTCTACAGATATTATGTTTTCTACGTAGAAAAGAACACAGATGATTCTTGGAAAGCTCGATGGCTGCCAAATCTTTTCGTACACTATTTTCCAGGTGAACCCGGCGACGAAGGTCCTGACGGAGATCAGCCACACTTTCACCCTTGGAATACTCTAAGCATAATTCTTAAAGGCGGTTATACTGCCACTTTAAATAGTCTTAAAGATAGAACGTCCAAAGCTCTTGGAATTTCTTATATGTCTTATAAGGATTCGCATAATATCACTAAGATGACGGCTGGAACATGGACTCTATTCTTTCATGGTATTCGTAAACAGAATTGGTTAGTTGATGTTCGCACCTGCGAAAATGTATGTCAATCATGTATGACGCTTAACGAAGGTTCTTGCATGAAGACCCAGCGTGTTCGTCCTATGGCTGAAGATACTGAACTTGCTATGTCTGCTAAAGAAGCGAGAGGTTGGCGCAAGGCTAAATGGATTAATGTCGATGAAAACTTTGACACTCTAATTGCTGAACGCAAGAAGATGCTAAGAACTTTAAAAGTTCCGACACCGCCAAATAGTTCAGCTAAATTTTTAATTCTTAAAGAAGAAACTATAAAAGAACGTAGAGCTGCAAAATTACAAAATGAAAGCAATACTTAAACTACTTCGTACTAACCTACTAGCATTTAGATTGTATTTGTTATTAGCGTTAGTTGCGTCTATATCGTATTTCACGTTTAGTGATGCTCCAACTTGGGTATGGTTGTCTACGTTGGGAATGTATTTCGTATATGGTTGTCTTGGCGTTGTTGTCACATTTCATCGTGGTTTAACTCATCGCAGTTATAAGACTTCTAAAATTCTTGAGAACATATTCACGTTCTTAGGAACTCTCGCTGGAACTGGTAGCAGCATTGCATGGGTTAATATGCACATGTTACACCACAAATATTCAGACAGTATTAAAGATTCGCATTCTCCTAAGAATGGTATTCTAAAGATGTTTTTGCTGAATTACAATGTTCCAAATGAATTGACTAAACCTGCTAAAGTTTTAATGCGAGATAGATACCATTTGTTTCTACATAAGTATTATAATCTCATCCATGTTTTAGTTGCTATAACTTTATTGAGCGTGTTTGGAATAAACGTCTTATTTGGATTCTATGTATTGCCCATGTTATTGACTGCTCTTATGAGTAACTTAGTAAATTATCTTGGCCATTCGCATGGATATAGAAACTTTGATACTAAAGACTATAGCACTAATAGCTTTATCGCAGCTGCTCTAAGTTTTGGAGAAGGCTGGCACAACAATCACCACAAATATCCGACTTCACCTAATTTCGGTGGTCACCATTGGTGGGAATTTGACTTAAGTTACTACGTTATAAAATTCATTAGATCGAGTCCTTAATGTAGTACATCTAACGGTGTACATTAATTCGTCATTATGTTATAATTGGTCCATAGACAAAAAGGATCGTGATGAGAAAGTTAGCAACAATTCGTAAGATCGATGCACTCACTCCAATCACTGGAGCTGATGCGATCGAGTGCGCCCACGTCGGTGGATGGAAGGTCGTAGTCAAGAAAGGCGAGTATGTCGCCGGTGACTTAGCGGTCTACATCGAGATCGACTCTTGGGTTCCTACAACTCTGGCTCCCTTCCTATCTAAGGGAAACTACCCCCGCGTCTACAATGAAGTAGAAGGTGAACGCCTTCGAACGGTGAAGCTGCGCGGTCAAGTTTCTCAAGGACTGCTGTTGCCTCTAGACGTACTACGCGGTAAGGTCAGCGATAATGATTTTGAATATCTCAGTGACTGTGAGAACATGGATGTCACTGAGTTGCTTAGCATCCAAAAGTGGGAACCCGCAACTGAATTCATGTCTGCAGACGCCAAAGGCGCTTTCCCTTCGCAAATTCCTAAGACTGATCAGGAGCGTATCCAGAACCTGTCATACGAACTCGAGCAATGGAAGACAGAAGGCATCACTTGGGAGGTGACTGAGAAGCTCGAGGGCTCTTCAATGACTGCCTACCTGATTGACGGCGAGTTTGGCGTGTGTTCTCGCAACCTCAACCTAAAGCCTAATCCAGATGCTACATTCTGGAAGACCGCTATTGATGCAAAACTTGAAGAAGCTATGCGCAAATTTGGCGACAACATCGCGCTTCAAGGTGAGTTGGTCGGCGAAGGTATCCAAGGGAACATCTACAAGCTTAAGGGTACTCACTTCTATGTGTATGACATCTATGACATCGCTGAAGGTAAGTACTTTGAACCCATTGATCGAAGAGTGTTCTGTAAGATGTATGCTATCAATCACGTTCCTGTGATGCACGCGAATACCGAACTGCTAACGTCAGTTGACTCGTTGTTAACTCTTGCCGAAGGTAAGTCTGTAATGGGAATGATTGGATGCGAGCGTGAAGGTCTGGTGTTCAAATGTAATGATAAGGAAGTTTCCTTCAAAGCGATCTCTAATCGCTATCTGTTAAAATCTAAGGATTAAAATGAAAGTTTATTTTTCTAATTATCGAAACCATTGGGTATCTCCATTCACCATCCTTGAGAAGGTGTTCTTCTGGCGAGAAATTGAGTACGATGAACCTATCATCGAGAAGTGGGCTAATCGATTAGATCCATTGTGTACAGCAGTCATGAAGACTCTCGACTTCTTTCATCCGAAGATCGAGTACGTCAAGATCGACCACTATGATACTTGGAACATGGACAGTACTCTGTCTAAGATCATCTATCCTATGCTAGTGCAACTCAATGAGAAGAAGCATGGAGCTCCATTCACTAATGATGAAGACGCTCCAGAGGAATTGAAGTCTACAAGCGCTCCTGCTAAGGAGAACGAATGGGACACTGATGGGAATCACTTCAAGCGCTGGGATTGGATCATGGGAGAAATGATCTGGGCCTTCCAACAAAAGAACATCGATTGGGAAGAACAATATCGTACGGGTGAGATGGACGTTGTGTGGGTCAAAGATCCTATTGATGGATCTTCTGAAATGACTCGTGGTCCACTCGATACTTACAAGTGTGACTATGAAGGCATGAAGGTTCATCAAGCTCGTATCGACAATGGTCTTCGTTTATTTGGTACTTACTATCAGGGACTTTGGGATTGATGTTTGATTGGATTAAAGATGACTACAGATCTCATCGTATTCGCTTTTGTGTTGAGTTGTGTGCTTGGGCAATTAGTATCACTTGTGCCATTGTTATGGCAGCCACTGTCCCGAGCCCTCCGCTTCTGGCTCTATATCCTATTTGGATTAGCGGGTGTGCTATGTACGGTTGGGCTGCTTATTCTAGGCGGTCGTTTGGCATGTTGGCAAACTACCTATTGTTAGTCAGTATTGATATTGTTGGATTAGTGAGAATGTTATGAATGAATGTGTGATTTACGACTTTGAAACATTAAGTCAGGATACTCAGAACGGAGTCGTTACTTCGTTAGCTCTACTGTCATTTAGTGAGAAGCGTTACACTAGTAACCCATACACCTATGAAGAACTAGTAAAAAGTTGTGCTTACATTAAGTTCGACGTAAAAGAACAAGTCTCATCGTTCAAGCGTGCGATGAGTAAGTCAACACTTGAGTGGTGGGAATCCCAAGGAGCAGAAGCTAAGAAGCAGATCACTCCTTCGTCTGAAGATGTTTCTATTCGCGAACTCTATGCGTTTCTATGTGATAATATTGACTTGAAGAATCATAAGAAAGCCTACACTCGTGGCAATACTTTTGATCCTATCTTTCTTGATAGCGTATTAAAGGAATGCGGTAAAACTAATCCAATGCACTGGCGTACTATTCGTGATACTCGCTCCATGATTGAAGGTATGTCCTTTGGCATGGACTTAGACAATGGATTCATGCCTAACGATCTAGCATCAAAGTTCGTAAAGCATGACCCATGCCATGACATTGCAATGGATGTGATGCGTATGCAACTTTTAGCCCAAGCGATTGGTGTACAATAATTCGTAATTGTGATATAATTAACTATGAAAATAGCTCTTGCCTCTGACGTCCACCTCGAGTTTGGTCAACTCGAAATCAATAACACGGAAAATGCCGACGTGCTTATCCTCTCTGGTGACATCTGTGTCGCTAAGGATCTAAACGATCGCGCAGATGTTAACATCCTCGGTGAATCCCATAAGTCCAATAGATACCATGTGTTCTTTCAGAAGTGCTCTGAAGAATTTAAGCACGTGATCTACATTGCTGGTAACCATGAACACTATCATGGCGACTACGCAAAGTCCATCCCACGAATTCGTGAGAAGCTTGCGTACTTGCCTAACATTCACTTTCTCGATAAAGAATTTGTGACATTCGATGACGTAACTTTCATTGGTGGAACTCTTTGGACAGATATGAACAAGGAAGATCCGAACACTTTGTACTCTATTAAAGGTTACATGAATGACTATCGTATCATCGAGAACAGCGATGAATTAGTGCATTTTAAGACGCCAGTGTATGGTACTAAAGAAGGCGGTGGTACTGACTATGACAATATTGTAAGTCAAGAGTTTCATACTCGTAGTGCTAGGTTTACGCCGGAGGATTCTGTGAAGGATCACAAAGCGCTGTTGAAATTCATCGATGAAACTACTGCAGGTGTACAAGAAAAGTTCGTGGTGGTGGGTCACCATTCTCCTTCGAAACTTTCTACTAAGCCTCAGTACGAAAAAGACGTGATGGTCAATGGTGCTTACTCTTCTGATTTGACCGAGTTCATTCTCGATCGTCCGCAGATCAAGGCTTGGACGCATGGTCATACTCATCATAAGTTTGACTACATGATTGGCTCTACTCGTATCGTTTGCAACCCTCGTGGTTACATCGACTACGAACCAGATGCTAAGTTTTTTGAACTACAATACTTTGAGGTGTAATATGACTATAGTGACTCTTGAGGAAGACAAGGACGGCAATCTAATCCTACCCATCTCCGATGAGATGATGGCGGAGTTGGGATGGAAGATTGGCGATACGATTAACTGGAATGATAATGAAGATGGGACTTGGACTATGAGTAAACTTGAAACTGAACTAGTGTTGGTAGAATGTGTATCAACGTTCCGTATGCGCTACATGGTAGAAGTACCTAAGGGCAAAGCTGAATGGGCGCTTGACACTGTGACTATGAATGAAGCCGATGAGTTCTCACAAGAACACATTGGCGAACAGATTATGTCTCACCGCGTTGTAAGCGAAGATGAAGCAATTGCGCTCTGCGATGTAGATAACCATTACTGCAGTGCATGGCCTCGCGAGAAGAAACTTGAAACTTTTGTAACTGAATGGAAAGAAGAAAATGAGTAATTTTACTTTTATATGTGATCAAGGCAGCGTTGAAAACACAACTACCTTTGAGTGTGAGACTTGGGATGAAGCTGTTGAGAACTTCGAGCTGTTCCTACGTGGAGCGGGTTTCGTCTTTAGTGAAGGCGCAACTCTTCAAATGGTAGAACCTGAACAACATAGCAAATCCTACTTCGATACGCAGCGAAATCGATGAGTGTACATTAATTCGTATTTGTGTTATAATTAATTATGAAAATATATCTTGACATGGATGGAGTTCTAGCGAACTTCGATAAACAATACGGATTACTATTTGGAGTACGTCCCACTGACACTGAGAATCGCACTAAGCATTTTTGGAGTCACTGGGACGAATTCGTCACTGGTAAGAACTTTACCAAATTAGAACTTATGCCTGGTGCTGAGACTCTAATGAAGGCGTGTGATCTACTTAAAGTTCCTGTGGAAATTCTTACTTCTACTGGCAATGAAAAGTACTATGATACTATTGCTGCTCAAAAAACTGAGTGGCTGAAGACTCATAACATCGCATACAAGCCTAACTTCGTCGCTGGTGGTTTAAAGAAAGCACAGTACGCCGATCCTTGGAATATCCTCATTGATGATACTCCTAAAGTCGTCGACGCCTACGTTAAAGCTGGTGGTACTGCTATTCTGCATACCGATGCAGATAAGACTATCGCTGAACTTAGTAAACTCTATTTAGAATATCAAGGTGGACAATAATGAATCCAAATATGCCAGTTCCGTTGACGACTATACCTATTTCATTGCCATCGATTCCGGTGTATGTTCCTACGCCTGTTACGTATCAATTTCAAGTGATTGAATTCGTCACTGATAACAAGATCGTTAAGGTAGAACTACAAGTGCAGTCTACGACTCATAAAGCAGATGGCAGTGTAGATCGTATGTCTGGATTCGCTGCTATCCCTCGTATCCAAATGCCCTTTGTTGAATACGCAAAATGAACATCTTCTATCTTCACCGCGATCCAAAGTTATGCGCTCAAATGCACAATGATAAGCACGTTGTAAAAATGATTCTTGAGTACGCTCAATTACTTTCCACTGCGCATCGTATTCTTGATGGTACGCTAGTTGAAGGTCTTTCAAAGTCTGGTCGTAAAGCAAAGCGCTATCAACTTCCAGATGCACGTGATGATATTCTATACACTGCGACTCACTCGAATCATCCTAGCGCTGTTTGGGCTCGTGCTGACGAAGTACACTATCGTTGGTTGTTCTCGTTGTGGATTCAACTTATGGATGAGTATACCTATCGCTATGGGAAAGTGCATGCATCGTCACGTCTGATTGGATCGCTCAATAAAGCTCCTAATAATATCAAATATGAAGGTGGATTTGTTGAACCTCCACCAGCAATGCCTGAGCACTATCGTGTTCCTGGTAACGCTATTCAATCATACCATAACTACTACATCGGCGATAAGCGTAATATGTCTCGTTGGACTAATCGTGAAATGCCGCTGTGGTTCGCCGATGGTATAAATATGTTGTACGATGATGCTCTTTACATGTTCAACAATGTAAAACTTGGTCGTATTATATCAATGCCAATGAGTCAATATAATGCCAACATATAATTTTTACGATAAAGATACCTCCCTTGAATTTGAAAAATTCATGTCAATCTCTGCTAGAGAACAATACCTATTAGACAATCCAAATGTAGAAACTCGAATGAGTGGCGCGCCAATGGTGTGTGATCCTGTTCGTGTTGGTGCTACTAAAAAGGATACTGGCTTTAAAGAAGTTCTACAAAAGATTCATGAAAAGACATCAGGGAGTATGATGCATCGAAACAATTCTTGGTAAACTGTCTTATTTTATTATGTACTTCTTTGATTGTTCAATTAATTTAGGAGAATTATGGCTACAAAAGTTGCAAGTAAGAGAACACCTGTTCAGCGTCGAGAGGAATCTCAAGCCGATCAGTCTTTCGCTACAAGACACCAGCCAGTCGTAAGCAATGCGCTTAAGATCAAATTAGATCATTTAAAAACATTCGATGCACTAACGGAGAATCAAGGTTTATTCTTTGACGCTTATCGAAGTGGATCATATGCGTTCATGCTAATGGGTAGTCCTGGAACTGGTAAAAGTTTCATCTCGCTCTATCATGCACTCGCAGACGTTTTAACTAAGGATACTCCATATAAGAAACTAGTTATCGTACGCAGTTCAGTCTCAACACGTGATTCTGGTTTCTTACCAGGATCTCTAGACGACAAGATGTCAATCTATGAAGAACCATATAAGCAAATCTGTGCTGATCTATTTGGTCGCCCGGATGCATATGATAGATTGAAAGAACAAGGTTACATCGAATTCCTAAGCACAAGTTACCTACGTGGAACTACATTTAATGATGCCATCATTTTCTTTGATGAGATTCAAAATGCTAATTGGTCTGAGATGAAAACTGTTATTGGTCGAACAGGTACTCGCTCTAAGGTTATCCTATCTGGCGACTACTCGCAAAACGATCTCACTAAATCAAAGCACGATCAGTCTGGATTTAAAGAACTGCATAAGGTTGTCACTCACATGGATGAGTTCGACATTATTAATTTTACAACAGATGACATCGTTCGTAGTTCATTCACTAAGAACTTCATCATCGCTTGCGAGGAAATGGATCTATGACCCAACTATCTGCTAATTTTTCTCTATCAGAATTGACTAAGAGTGAGACTGCTCTTCGTCATAACATGGACAATACACCTGGTCAAGCAGAGATTGCAAACCTAACAGTCCTTGCACAACACGTGCTACAGCCTGTTCGCGATCACTATAAGATGGGCGTTAAGGTTAACTCTGGTTATCGTGCACCTGCTGTCAACGCTTCAGTTGGTGGATCTAAAACATCCGACCACTGTAAAGGTCAGGCCGCGGACATCGAGATTCCCAGTATCGCCAACGCAGAACTCGCTACATGGATTAGTGCTAACTTAAAATTCACTCAGATCATCCTTGAGTTCTATACTCCTGGAATTCCAGATAGTGGATGGGTTCACGTTAGTTACGATCCAAACAACTTAAAATGTCAATTGTTGACTGCTGTTAAAGAAAACGGAAAGACGGTTTATATACCGGGACTTATTGCTTAATGTTCACTCACATACATCATGATATTGCGAAGCTTAAGCGAATCGACAGCGATAAAGGAAGAGTATACGAAACACCTTCGGGTAAAGCGTATCCTTCCGTTACCGCCGTCACTGGACTCCACGGCAAAGCAGAAATCTTTGCTTGGAGAAAACGAGTCGGCGAAGAGGAAGCAAATAAGATCTCAAGTCGAGCAACAACCCGAGGAACTCGTGTACACTCGCTTTGCGAAGACTATCTAAACAACAAAGAAGTGTTGGTCGACATGTTCGATCAGCATACCTTCAAGTCTATAAAGCCTTCACTTGATCGTATTAATAACATCCATGCTCTTGAGACACAGTTGTATTCTGATCACCTTCGTGTGGCGGGTACAGTAGACTGTATTGCAGAGTGGGATGGAAAGCTTGCTGTCATTGACTTCAAGACTTCCTCGCGAGTAAAAAGTCGTGATGACATTCATGCATACTTCCAGCAGTGCGCTGCGTACGCCGTGATGTTTGAAGAGCGAACTGGAATTCCAGTGAGTAGATTAGTTATCCTTATGTCTGTTGATGGAGAGAACGAAGCATCTATCTTTGTTGAAAAACGAGATGATTGGATCGGAGAATTCATCGAGGCGCGGGAAGACTACTTCAAACTCAAAGGAAATTAATTGTACTTTAATTCGTAATTGTGGTATAATAAACTAATTGTTGTAATTCCTTCAAAGAGAAGGCTTGTTGGACGGGGGTGCAAATCCCCCCACCTCCACCAAAAGAATTCTAAGTGTACCGTATGTGACCATGTCCACCGCGGTGAAGGTGTTAAGCAGTAACAATTGAACCTGTAGCACTAGAGCGACACCTGCTCTTTAATAGAATTCTTTTGATGGGGGTGTACTCAGTATTCGACAGCGAGAGATATTAGAGACGGCAACACAGTAGGCGATGACTGTAAATCAAGCAAAGTAAGTAAATGCAAACGACACACTGTACGCATTAGCAGCCTAAACGCCGCTTAGGGTTTCGGTTGGTTTCCTCGTAACAGAATAACCAACCACTTTTATTAACTTGGAGAATTTATGAAGAAATTGGTTATTGCCACGATGTTGGCTACTGTTGGTTTGATGGCATCTGCAACTGAAGTTGGAGTGGCTGGCATTCATGACATCGCTGCAAATAAAGATGGAGTTCGCGTAACGGCTTCTGTTGGTTCAGTTGCTGGATTCACTCCTCAACTAAGCGTATCTCGTGTTGACACTGTCTACACTCGCTATGCAGTTGGTACTCAATATACTATTACTAAAGTTGGTCCAGTTGCTCTTGCAGCTACCGCTTCCGGTGTATATCAAGACACCATTGGTGGAACTACTGGGTATGGAGCTACGGCAGGTTTGAAGGCAAGTGTTGCTTTGAACAAAGGCGTTGATCTAGTCGTAGGCGCTGAGCGCTTTATGGGTCAAGATCGCATCAGTGCATCTAATGGAACCGTAACCTCGGTTGGATTGAACGTAAAGTTCTAAAATAGTATAAATACTAACCAGAGGCTCCTTCGTGGAGCCTCTGTTTTCTGCCCAAACTAAAGGCTTATTGGCAAAAGTCTTCCTGGGAATTTAGAGGTAACTCTAACAACTTAAGGGGAAATAATGCAAAAAGTATTATTCGCATTGGCGTTTGTGTTCGCAATAGTAGCACTACAATATAACGCATCACACGATGAACCGACTACGGTATCATTAAATCTTCCGAAATATGAAGAACTCACTAAAGCTCAAAAGACAGAAGTTGACTGTTTAACTCAAAACATTTATCGTGAAGCCGGTATTGAACCAGAATCTGGAATGATCGCCGTCGGATTAGTAACGATGAATAGAGTGAAAGCTCCTGGCTTTCCAGAAACTGTATGTAAGGTTGTCAAACAAAAGACAAAGCACACATGCCAATTTTCTTGGACATGTATCAAGAAGTTGCCGAACATTGATCAACGGATATATAGTTATAGCAGAAGTCTTGCTATTAGAGTTTTCTTCAATCACCGTGTAATCGATGATACGACATTTGGCGCGTTATTTTACCATGCTGATTATGTTCGCCCTCGATGGACTAAGCTTGAAGTCACCACTAAAATTGGAAGACATATTTTTTATAAACCAATCGGAGAAGCGTAATGGATATTTTAGACATGATGAAGTCAAAGGCACATTCTAATGGTTATTTTCCAAGTAAAGCTGTCGCACAAGTTCATGAGTTCTACCTCACTGGTACGATCGAAGAACCTGAAAACTATCTAGAATGGTTTGATACGATCCGTCACGCAGGTGAACATGATCTTGTCAAGATCTACATCAATAGTTATGGTGGTGACCTATTCACTGCGATCCAATTCATGCGTGTTCTAGCAGATACTGAAGCTACAGTAGTATGTTCAGTCGAAGGCGCTTGCATGTCTGCTGCTACGATGATCTTCATGTGTGCTGATCAATTTGAAGTAACTCCTCACTCCGTGTTCATGTTTCACAACTATTCAGGTGGAGCTATTGGCAAAGGCGGCGAAATGATCGATCAACTGTTGCATGAGCGCAAGTGGTCTGAACGTCTTATGAATGAAGTTTATAAAGACTTCATGTCTGATGCTGAGATCAAATCTATGCTTGACAATAAGGATATGTGGATGGACGGGGAAGACGTCGTAGTCCGCATGAACGCTCGTATTGCAAAGCTTCAAGCTGAGTTGCAAGAAGCTGCAGCAAAACCTAAGGCGCCTAGAAAACCCGCCGCTAAAAAGCCTGCAGTAAAAAGAACGCCAATTAAAAGAAAACCTGTACAATAAATCGTAATTATGGTACAATAGTACCATATCTGGCGTTCGTATAATGGACAATACAGGAAGCTTCTACCTTCTAAATGGCAGTTCGATTCTGTCACGCCGGACCAACTAACTGGAATATATTATGGCATACATAAGCGTTGATATTGAATTGGAAGACTTTGATGACGACGATCTAATTAAAGAAGTCAAAGCCCGTGGCTATCAGATCTTCGAAGACAACTCTACGAGCATCGATGAAGACCTCGAACAGATCTACCTTCTACGTCGACGCGGCCTCTCGTATGATCACCTGATGGACGCTTACATCTATAAAGTCCTAGGAAAAGTGCTCTAAGCTATATACATTAAATCACACTTGTGGTATAATAGGTCTATGGCAAACATACACTTCCAACAAAAAATCGCTTCCGACGAACTTCGGGACACTATCTTCTTTGTCACTGGCACTCGCTCAGTCAAAGAAAAAGCCAAAGACTTTCTAACACTTCGAGTTCCAAACCTTGAAGTGAAGATTGCAAACTTCAAAAATATCATAGTGAATGGTGATAAGTGCCGTTCGGTCTACGAAGCAAAGCTTGTTATCATGGAAATGCTATGATCTATACATCTGTACAAAAACGTAAGCCTAAGAAACCTAATGCTGCACAACGACAATTGCAAGCTGATTGGGAATCCATTCAGCAAAAGTACATGCCCAAGAAAGCATTGATGCGGGCCGATACTTCATTCAGTTATTCATTGCCGCCACCTCCCGGCCGTAGTACATCCCATCACATCCCAAGTCGTAACACCGGCGACGGCATCGCTTCGTCTAAACCAACGATGCAATACACCGGCGATAAGATGCTCGGCATTGGTACACTGCACAAATCAAATGCAGTGCCCGTCTTCAGCAATCATGAAGCAAAAGAAATGGCGCGAATGCGTCGTGGTTGATTGTACATTTAATCGTAAATATATTATAATAGACTATGAATCGTAAACAAACTGAATCTGATCTCTCTACAGCTCATCTGTATAATCAACCTCACAAGATTGAAGAAATCTACATGGAGTTGATTAACTCTAAAAGTAAACTTGATCGATGGTTTACAAAATACATTGACATGTTTGATGAGCAAATGAATACGCTTCCAACTAGTCATCCTATCTGGAAATTGTATAACGTTAAGTTTGACCAATACAGCGACATCAATCAGACTATCAAAACAGCTGAATATTACATGAAGAAAGCCTAATATGTTCAAAGGTGCATCAGCATTTTCTCTTCACATCGAGGAGATCGTAAAACAATCTAGAGTATCACACATGGACGCCGTCCTTAAATATTGTGCTGACAACTTTCTAGAACCAGACGACATCAAAAGTCTCGTCAATAAACCACTCAAAGATAAGATCGCCCGCGACATGCGTGAGGCTAACCTACTCCCTAAACAAGCAATGTTGGATGTGTAATGAGCACTGAAATCGACAAAGAAAAACACAGTCGTCGTTTGCATAAGGACGAAGTGTATATCGCTAAACAGGTAAAGATCGCTAAAGCACATGGAGTCCCAGTGAAACCCGGTGAAGAACATCGGTTGCATAAAGTAAGCGGACTCACGTGCGGTGACTCTAACTGTGTAATGTGTGGTAACCCTCGTAAGTTCTTCAAAGAACCAACCATGCAAGAAAAGAAATTTATTCAAACGGAGAAATGGTATGATGACACCGAATCCAACCTGTGAACTTGAGTGCAGATTTAGTACCTCGTTTGGCATGACTACGATGATGTATTATCCTCCAGTCTACGACAAGCATGGTGTGAACGTGAATCCGGATATGAACGTTACTTCAACTACTGTCAATTGCTCAGTCTGCAATAAGTCGTGGGCTAGTTCCACTCGTGCTGGTGTATCAACCTTCGATGAAATCCTGTGATTGAAGCCTTCGCAACATACAAATACTTCATGGCAATCAAGTTGCATTTTACGACTGATCGCTATGATGTATTCCAAGCAAATGGAAAAGTATCTGGATCTCGTGCAGCTTTTGAAAAGCGCAATGATAGATTCCTATTTGACAAGATTGGACGTAAGTTCGATCAACCGCGCGAGCTGATTGATTATTTCGTCGCCAACTTTGCTTATGGTAACAAGAGTGTTATCTATTCGAGTGAATCGACTGACTATCATGAAGTGTGGACTAAGCGTAAAGAATCTCGAACTCATATGTTTAAGACACAAATGTCTGACATTCAACGGCATCTAGAAAAGAATAATCTCAAGTATGAAGATTTATTTCGTATAGATAATAATGTACCAGAACTTTTGAGTTTATATGTCGGTGGACATGTACATTTAGAAACTATGGTTATCTTAGACGAATTTGAAAACTTTCTCCCGCAATGGGAACCACTCGTTATGCTTTGGGGCGACCAGCTCCGTATCATCAATAAGACAAAAAAGTTTGTCAAATTCGACAAAACTAAGATACAATCAATCTATCAACAATATAAAGAATCATTTGCAGAACTTTAACATGGGCCGCACTCTACATAATTACGATGATCGCGATGACGATCGTCGAGCAGTAAAAAATAAATTTACTAAACCCGCAAAACATACAAGAAATACCCCTGGAAGTGGGATGCGCGTTATAAATAAATGGTCGGAGGAATCAGTTGACTTAGATGTTGATGATGACTTTGATGATAACGCAAAATACTTCGCAAATCGTAAATAAACCGTACATAAGGAAAATACAATGGACATTACTACACTTCGCAAAATGCGCAATACAGACTTCGGTAAAATCTCTACCGAGTTCAACAAGATCGCTAATCCCCAAAGCGAATCAAAGTCTTATCAAGACGACCGTTTCTGGAAACTAGAAGCGGACAAAGCCGGTAACGCTACCGCAACTATTCGATTCCTCCCACGCGCTGAAGGCGACGAACTACCTTGGGTTCGAGTGTTCAATCACGGGTTCCAAGGACCTACTGGTAAGTGGTACATCGAAAACTCTCTTACGACAATCGGCGAAAATGATCCAGTCGGCGAACTGAATTCACGTTTGTGGAATACAGGAAATGATGCTGACAAGGAAGTTGCTCGTAAACAGAAGCGTCGTCTTCAATACATCGCAAACGTATTGATTGTATCAGATCCTAAGCATCCAGAGAATGAAGGACAAGTTCGCTTGTATAAGTTCGGTAAGAAGATCTTCGACAAGATCATGGATAAAGCACGCCCTACATTCGAAGACGAAACTCCAGTCAACGTGTTTGACTTGTGGGAAGGCGCCGACTTTAAGCTTCGTCAGCGTAAGGTTGAAGGCTATCCTAACTATGATCAGTCGGTGTTCAATACACCTGCACCAATCTCTGAAGATGAGGATGCTATCCTTGCAGTAGTGAATGCTCAACATAAGTTGGCCGAGTTCGTTGACAAGAAGAACTTCAAGACCTATGAGGAACTATCACGCAAGTTGGTATCTGTTCTGAACAGCGAGATGGCAACACCAAGTGCTGCTAGCATGGGTGAAGATGATGGTTATACACCACCAGCTCGTCCAGCCGCTGCAGCGAAACCTTCTGTGAAGATCTCTGCACCAGACGACGAAGGCGATGATGACGCAATGAGTTACTTTAAGAAGATCGCTATGGAAGATTAAACTTCCTCGTAAGTGAGGATAGTTAGGGAGGCTTCGGCCTCCCTTTTTCGTTAGATGATCGCCGAGCGTCTATTCATATAACGATTGAACCCAGAATCATCGTTACGAATTGGAGTAGGCAGTGCAATATTTTGCTTAGAAGTATTATTAGTAGTAGGAGCACTAACGATGATAGGTGCTTGTGGAGGAGTTGTCATAGCAGCACCAGCATTAGCAGCAGACTTAGTTGCAACAACTTCGCCTGTTTTTGTTTCAGGTTTCTGTAGTGACAATAGATCAGTTGCTTTTGCATACCCTACATCTACTTTACGCTTGTCGAAGAATCCAAGCTTATCATAAGCAGCATCTTCTTTAATGACACTTTCGATAGCAGCAGTATCCTCACCTCTAGCTGACATTCGTTTTACTTTACCAAACGTAGACTTAGAGATCTCTTTATCGTATATTTGTTCTGCGCCTGGGGCTGTAGATTCTGATGTATAAGCAGCTTTACCAGTCTTAGTGTCAAACTCAGCGGACAGTGCACGCGATTCGCTCACAGCCTTTCCGCCAATCATAGATGCTTTTGTAGAAGTAGACGCAGCAGTAGTTTTATCTGACTCAGTTCCACTGAATCCAAAAACAGTAGAAGCTTTAGCAGTTTCACCACCAGCGCCGCCGGTATTGCCAAGTTGAGTATCGCTAGTAGTTCGAACTCGTTCACCTCCAGCTTCTGGTCTGAAAGGATAGAATGGTCCTATCGCAACTTTCTTATTAATGATAGGAATAGTAAATGAAATTTCTGGAATTCCAAAGTCTTCCACGAACGACAGTAGTTGATCTTTAATCTTACTGAAGAACGTTGCAATAGGTGCAAACAATTCTTTTAGTGGATTGAAGATGTATTCGTTTATAGCTCCACCAATCTGATCAGCTAACTTTGCAATAGCGTCAGGAATAGCGTTGAACATCTTCTTCAATGGCTTAAAGATAAAATCATCAATTGCGCCACCGAGCCAGACGAAAGCGTCTCGAATTAATTCTACTGGGTAGAATATCTTATCGACTAATTCTTTGAACATGTCTTGTAGATTAAATGAATCTAGAAACGCAGCAGCTTTATCGAATCCAAATACACCTAGAATCCAAGACGTTGCATCTTTAATTAGTTCGATAGGTGCAAGAATCAATGAATTTACAAATCCGGTGATGGCGCCTTTGATGCCGCCAATGATACCACCTTCTTCGAAGCCAGCAAGCATTCCTTTCACAGTATCCCAGACAGTCATAATGACCATAAGTGGATAAGCGATCTTACTTACTATTTTCGCTGCAGCACTAAAGATAGTCCCGAATGAACCAAGCTTAGAGCCAATGCTAGAGAAGAATTCAAACATTACGCCTATTTTATTTTTTAAAAATCCCATAGCTTCTGCAATTGGTTTGCTTGCCTTTTCAATTTCTCCAAATGATTTAACTATAGGTGCAAAGAATTCTGAAAATCCAGTAACTATTCGCGATATGAACTTACCAATAGTGCTACCTTCGCCGAATACAGCTTTAAATCCAGCAACAGCATCATCGAAAATTTTTACAATCTTTTGCGCAAATGAACTGAATGTTGTCTTTATCGTATTGACACCGAGCATGAACGCGGTTTCAATTTCGAATAACACCCTTTTAAATTTAGGGAAAAATTCAGATACGTAGATTAAACCTTTTTCAAAAGCTCCAGCGAAAAACTTAATAGTCTTAAGCTGCCCTTGAATGATACCTGCGATAGAACCTAAACTAAGTGCTATAGTTGTTCCAATTGCACCAATTCCACCGAGACCTAGTTCAGCACCTGCGCCTTCACTTTTAGCAGCAGGACCGATTGCTCCACCACGAGTATTCTTTTCAATCTTAGTCAACAAGTCAATCTGTTCTTCTCTAAACTTTTGATCTTCTATTTCTTTTTCAAGAGAAGTGTTATCCGACGCTGGTTTTAAGCCAGGCGTTACTAACCCACCACCCGGAAATTTGATGATCTGCGCCGATTGCTTGTCTAGTATGTTCTTCATTTGTTTTTCTCTAATCTTTGTTTTTCTTCTTCTAGGAATTGAACCAACATAGCAACATATATTTCACGCTCATAGGGTATCATATTCTCAATGTCATACAAATTATATTTATGATACTGCATGAGCGCGAAGTTCATTTTATAATGATTTGCAAGACTATCATGACAAAGAGTTACTGAAAAAAACCGTTAAGGCCTCTAATAGTATGTTCGTGATGATGCTTACATACTGGGCAATCAAACTCTACTTTCTTTTCGAGTTTTGGCATTGTCTCAAAGAATGCTTGAACTTTTTTAAACTGATCTTGAGTAAGATTGTTTATAAATTGATCAAGTTCTTCTTTAGTCTGTTCGTTTGCACTGTAAACTGCGTCTTCATCGTAAATTGATTCGATGCATTGGGTGATGATTTTAAAGATAGAATCAACATCGTTTACATTACCACCTTCCAATGAATCTAACAATGCAAGATCTGGATACTTCATCTTAATGCCGACGTTACCAAATAAGTTAATGTCAGAAGTGTGCGCTGGATCAAATTGCACTTTGAGTTGGGTAAGATCGATGTCAACATACATCTTTGCTTTAGGATCATTACACTGCTTGCACATGAAAACTAATTCAGAAATTTCTCCAACTGATTTTGCTCTAAGTTGCGTAAAGATGTATTCGATGTCAAACATTGCAATCTTATCTGCGTCTAGTTTGCCAAGAGTACATGCTGTAATGACGTCTTTTAATGTATTCAACATTACTGTTTCGTCTTCGCTCTGTTGAGCAATCAACAGAGCTTTTTCTTCTTTAACTAGAAAAGGTCTGTATTTAATCTTCTGTTTAGTTGAAGGTACAGTCAATTCATATGTCGGTGCCGACATCACTGGTAAAGCCATGATTATTTTCCTTTTCGAATATCATTGAGCATTTTGCTCAATTCAGTTGTGCTACCCACGAAGATAGCGTTATTATTTGTTATTGTAGCCTTTTCATCATCTGGTTTACCAGATTCTAAAGCTTGCTTTTTCTTATGCAGATCAAGCAACTGATGATTAATATCAGACAAGTGTTTCATCAATCCACCCACGACTTCGAATGCTCGTGGGTGTTCACTTTGTTTTGCAACTTCAAGAGCATGGAACAAAGCATCTTGACCTTGACTTAGAATAGAATGAAGATTGCTTCTAGTCGTTTCATAGTCATGATCAAATGCTTCATTCTTTGCAGGTATCACGTTGCCAGTTTGTGATATAATCTCAGTTTTACCTATTGGTTCTATATCAAATACTTGGCTCAAATTATCATCAATATTCATATTATTGTGTGTCAGTATTCTCTGCACCTTGTGTTATTGCCGCAGTTTTTTCTTTGCTTCGGCCGTAAGCTGAAACACCCAAGATAGCACCAAATGCTAAGTG